TCGGTCGCCTCACAGGCGGCGCAGACTTCAACGATCTCGTCACCTCCTACATCCGTAACACCGACCCGACGTTGGATTGGCATCCGGCTGTACAGCGGCTCGGCGATCACATCGCAAAGATGAACCGCGAGAAGCTGCTCGACGCACAGAACCCGCTACGCCGTGAGGGCATGGTAGGGCGTCCGCTAAAGGGCTGGGAGGAAATCCCAGAGAACCCGAACTACATGATGCGCATCTACGACGGCTTCAAGGTCAACCAGCTCATGGACGTTAGCCTCGGCAACGCCATCGGCCAGAAGGGCTTGGAGACGTGGTTCAAGAACGCAATGCGCAAGGCGCAGACGTGGATGGACGAAGAGCTGCTCGACCGTATTGCGGCGGGCACCGTCAAGCGTCTCCGCAACAAAGCCAACGGCATCGACGAAGCGATGAACATGATGCACTCCGGTTTCGATCTGGAGCACCTCAAGGGCATCCTCGTTGACGAGGGCCTGGACGAGAAGCGCGTCGAGCAAGTGCTCGGCACTGTTCGCATCAACACGGAGACCGGCAAGGACGCTCGCGCCCGGCACCGTATCCTGTTGGATGAGACGCACGTTGAGCGTGGCTATCGCACTGTCGATGGCAACACTCGCGACATCTCTCTCAGTGACTTCACCGTCACCGATGCGAAGCACCTCAGTGACATCTACTTCCGTCACATGAATGGTCGTATCGCTCTCGCTCGCGTTCGCATCAAGAACCCGACGACGGGTGAGATGCTCGTCAACGGCATCACGTCGGACACTGAGTTCGCAACGCTGCGCACGAAGCTGCGTCAGTCGATGCTCGATAGTGGCATGTCGAAGGGGGAGATGGACAAGGCTACGGCCAACCTCGACTTCCTTTATGACCGCACTCTCGGTCGCCCTGATCCTGCACAAAACGGTGCATGGGCAGACTGGCTGCGTCGCGTCCGCAAGTACAACTTCGTGCGGCAGGCTGGTTCGTTCGGTCTGGCTCAGCTTCCTGAAATGGCGATGATCCCGGCACAGCTCGGCGTCAAAGCGTTCATGCAGCACATGCCCGCGTTCAAGCGCATCATGACTACCGATGGCCGCACTATCCTTAAGGATGGTCTGGCTGCTGAGTGGGAAGCTGCGTTCGGCAACGGCACTGACCGTATGCGCGGCATGCAGTTCTTCAAGAACGAAGAGCTGGGTGGCCACACGCAGGGCGCGGTCGGCAAGCTCGACAATGCTCTCGACTTCGCGCAGAACGCCGTGGCCGAAGCATCGGGCATGACGACGGTCAACACCATGCTGCAGCGTACCACCGCGAAGGTGATCACGCAGAAGTTCGCAGACATGGCCCTCGATCCGTCGAAGATCAACATGAAGCGCATGGCCTCACTCGGCCTCAGCGATGAGATGCTCAAGCGCATCCTGTCGCAGACTAAGCACTTCACGAAAGAGGACGGTGTCCTGTTCGACGGCAAGGTCACTAAGATGAACCTTGACCGCTGGACGGATGCGGAAGCCCGCGCGGCTTTCGAGAACTCTGTCTTCCGTTGGTCGCGTCGCATCATCCAAGAGAACGACATCGGCAACATGCACCGCTGGGCCTCAGCTCCACTGTGGCAGATGCTCTTCCAGTTCCGCACGTTCTCGATCAACTCTTGGAACAAGCAGTTCATGCTGAACATGCACATGCGAGACATGACCTCTTTCCACGTCATGACATACTCGCTCCTCGCGGGCGCGGGTGCTTACGCACTCCGTCAGCAGATCAACGCAGTGGGTCGCTCCGATAAGGACGACTTCCTCGCCAAGCGCCTGTCTCCCGACAAGCTCGCGCTCGGTGCATTCCAGAATACTGGATGGTCGTCGCTCATCCCCATGGGCATCGACACTGCAGGCTATCTCACCGGCAACAGCCCGGTGTTCGACGCACGCACCTCAGGCAACGCCTCGGATGTCATCTTCGGTTCGCCCACTGTTGGCTTCATCGACGACATCGCAAAGGCAGCGAAGGGTGTTGTGCAGCCGATCAAGGATGGCCGCGAACGCTCGCAGTTCGAGTATCGCAACATCGCTGCGGTTGCACCGCTCAAGAACTGGGCACCATGGCAAGGGCTTCTGTCCTCCATGATCTCCGGTGCCCCTGAACGGCCACCGCGCTAACACACATGCGGGGAGGTTGGGTTGCACTCCTACCTCCCTGCTTACATCAGAAAGAATAATGGCAAGCTACGTCTTCTATCCGGGTGACGGAACCCAGACTGACTGGGCAGTTCCGTTTCCCTACCTCTCGACTGACCACGTCAAGGTCTCTGTCGGCGGCGTCGCAAAGACGATCACTTGGCTCAACAGCGCTCTCGTGCGGATCACTCCCGCTGCTGCTGCAGGCACGGCGGTCCTCGTCCAGCGCGTCACCCAGAAGACGCCGATGACGGTCTTTGAGAATACCAACAACCTCACTGCAGAGAACCTGACGCTCGCCGAGACGCAGGCTCTGTTCATTGCGGAAGAGGCCAGCGACCGCGCCTCTCTGTCTATCACCATCGACGACGGCACAGGCCAGTACAGCTTCCAAGGACGACGCGCGATCAACATGGCCGACCCGGTCAATGATCAGGACGCCGTCACGAAGCACTGGGCCGAGACCGGCATGTCGTCCCAACTCCAACAGGCCACATCCGAGAAGTCTCAGGCTGTTACAGCTCGACAGGCCGCTGAGGCTGCGCGTGATGTCGCCATCGCTAAGGCTACGGCTACCAATGCCGATGCCGTCGCCACCGCTGCTGATCGCGTCCAGACTGGACTGGATCGTGTAGCTACCGCTGCTGATGTCGTCACCGTGGCGCAGGACCGTGCTGTAGTTCGCGCAGATCGCGTTGCTGTTGCTGACGACCGCTCGACTGTCGCTTCAGACAAGGCGACCGTTGCTGCCGATAAGGCGACTGTAGCTGCCGATAAGGCAACTGTAGCTGCCGACAAGCAGACCACTCAGGGATACCGCGACACCGCGAAGACTCATCAGGACAATGCTGCTGCTTCGGCTGCGGCTGCTGCTGCGTCGGCTGGTAGCGTCAACGGCCCGAACCTCCTGACGAAGAGTGGCAATCTCGACGGCCTCGCCGACAAGGGCGCTTCTCGAACCAACCTCGGCCTCGGCGCTGCTTCGGTCAAGGAGGTGGCAACCAAAGCTGCCCTCGTAAGTGCATCCGGCAGTGACGTGATCGCGACCGACAAGGCGTGGGACGCGGCGAAGTGGGTACCGCTCGGCAATATCACCGGCGCTGTCACCATCGACGCCAATACGGGTACTCGCTTCTACGGTGTCCTGACGGGCAACGTCACGATCTCCGTAAGCAACCCCAAGGACGGCCAGCCTATCGAAGTCGTGCTGTATCAAGACGCGACGGGAGGCCGCACTGTCAGTTGGAACTCCCAGTTCGCTTGGCCTAGCGCTGCTGCGCCGGAAGTCTCTACGGCTGCAAACACCGTGGCAGTAGTCGTTACGGGCGTCTCCGCTTGGAACGCATCAACGATCTTCGCTGCAGGCTGGAAGGTGACAGCGTAATGCTGTTGCCTTTCCTCAAGGCACGCATCGGCGGCGCTGACATCGACATGCTACCCAACCCATTCTCGTTCGCGACAGTGGGTGGTCAGCCGCCCGGCACATGGGTGGCGTCTGCCGTAGTGCAGATCACAGGGATCAGCGTCCCGGTGCCAGTCACAGTGAACACCGGCCAATTCCGCATCCTCGACGCCACGCAGACCATCGTCATTCAGGATTGGGCCACGTTGGGCTCAATCAAGAAGGGGCAGTGCATCCAGCTTCGCCAAATCTCTTCCGGCAGCTACAGCGGCACGGTTGCGATGGGTGTCAATGTCGGGAAGGCGTCCGTTGTCTGGTACGTCACGACTGTATCGGTCACTGGCGGCTCCGCGTCTTGGGGCACGCCCGGCGTCTACTACTTCACCATCCCGTACTACAACCAGTTCAACGTCGATGTGTACGGTGCTGGGGGTGGTGGCGGCGGCATGGGCAACGATCAATACCCGATGGGCGGCGACGGCGGATACAGCTACTTCAACGCGCAAGACGGCAACGTCGTTGGCTACGGCGGCGGCGGTGGATGGGGTGGTCGGCAGTTCTATCCGTACAACGCTGGCGGACCCGGCGCTAACGGGACCGGCGTCAACGGCGCTGGCAATATCACGGGCGGCGGCGCGGCTGGTGGCGCTCCCGGCGGCTATAGCGGCACCTTCTCTGTGTCCGGCTATCCCGGCGGCTATGGAGGCCGTGCTTATAAGAGTTGGTTTCAGGGCAGTGCCCTCGCGCCGGGATCAACCATCCAGATCGTTGTAGGCCAAGGTGGCCCTCCCGGCTCTATCGAGGGCGGCAACTACGGCGGCACATGGGGCGGCAATGGTGCCGTCTATGTTTCATGGGGTTAACAATGCAATATGTAGTTCAAGAAACTACTCCCGGTGCATTCGTCGAAGTTCCGTTCGGCGCAAGCATCTCTATAGGTGATGTGCTGCATCCGTGGCAGATCACCGAACTGTGGACTGACGCGGAGCTAGAAGCTATCGGCGTCTTCCGCGTTGAACCTGCAGTGCCGCCGAATGAAAACGCGGTGGTCCTCGGTTACTCGTTCAGTCGAGTGGAAGGCAAGGTCTCTCAGCTACTCCAGCTTGAGTTCAAGGATGCACCTGAAGTTCGGGTGTCGCCACGACAGCTTCGGCTGGCAATGAACCAGATGGGATTGCGGGATCAGATTGAAGACTGGGTCGCTGCCCAGCCTCGCGACATCCGGGATAGCTGGCAATACTCCACGGAGTTCTATGCCTCGCACCCGTTCGTCCAAGGCGCGAAGGTCGCACTCGGTAAGTCGGACACGGAGTTGGTGGCACTGTTTGCTGCTGCTTCCATGATCCCGACATGAACCTTGAGCATGTAACGAACGGGACGGCAGTAGGCGCTATCACTAGCTACTTCTGGCTCCCGTCGTTCCACTCTATCTCGGCAGCATGCGCCGAAGTCGTGCCGGTCCTCGGTGCCCTGTGGCTCCTGATCCAGATCGGCTTCAAGTTCTATGATCGGTACTACGGGCGACCGTGATCCGCATTCGTAAGGTGGACGGTTTCAAACACTCTCGGGTGCTTTGTGACCTCCACGACGAAACCTTCGGTGACAGCGCTCCGCAGCTCGATACGACCTACGGTCACTACTGGATCGCATACGACGAGGCCACTCCGGTCGGCTTCTGTTGGATGACACAATCCACCCTGGCACCCGACATTGGTTACCTGAAACGCGCTGGCGTCCTCCCTGCATATCGCGGGCAGGGGATGCAGCTCCGTCTCCTTAAGGTCCGCGAAGCTGAGGCTAAGCGGCAGGGATGGACGCGCACGATCAGCGACACCGCATTCCACAACATCTCCTCCTCCAACAATCTGATCCGTGCTGGCTACAAGCTGTTCGAGCCGCCCCATCGCTGGGCGTTCGCCAGTGGCCTGTACTGGACGAAGGACCTCACATGAGCAGCAATTCCGGCAAGGCATCGCTGGAGCTGATGGAGATACTCCACGGCATCCTCGCGACCTCGCTCGCCGACAAGATCAGGGACGGCACGGCCACTGCGGCTGACCTCTCGGTCGCCCGCCAGTTCCTTAAGGACAACGGCGTGGACGCTATCCCGACGAAGGGCAACGGCCTCGGCAAGCTGGCCGAACAGCTCCCATTCAAAGACACGGACGACGAAGACGAATGACACCCGACCTCATCTCGGTCTCTGTTGCTGACTTCCTCTGGAAGGCTGGCATCAAGAAGGCCGGGGCACTCTCCGCTGCCACGCGCAGTGATGACGGTAAGACCTTCACCGGGTCTGGCGTCAAGCCCGGCTCCAGCGTTGTGGTGCTCGTCAACGCAGCCAGCGTTGCCACCGTCACCGCCGACGCCTCGGGCAACTGGACTTACACCTTCACGACTGCTCCCGCTGCTGGCTCTGTTGTCGGCTGGGATGGCACCACGACTGCACCGACGCTGACCGTGCCGCAGGCTGCTGCGCCTCCGGTATCTAGCCTGCTCGATCTGCACTCGCGCATTGTCTACTTCGGCGACAGCATCACAGCCAACCGTGGCTTCTCAGGCTTCGCTGACTGGTGTCAGTTCTTCTCGCGCGGTCGCTACTTCGGCAAGGCCATCGGCTCCAACGGTCTCGGCCCCACGGGCTGGAACCAAGGCGTTGTAGGCGACACCACTGATAAGCTTATCGCTCGCATCCAGAATGTGATCGACGAAGCTCCGAAGGTCGTCTTCCTGCTCATCGGCACGAACGACATCGGCGCTGGCGGCAAGGACGCAGCTTACATCACCGCGCGGATGCGCATCATCATCGACACCCTGAAGGCCGCTGGCATCAAGGTGGTGATGGGCACGATCATCGCTCGTATCGCTTCCGGCTGGGGCTCTGCCCAGAACGCCGTGAAGGATGCGGTCAATGCGTGGATCAAGGCGCAGACGGACATTGTCGTCGCTGATACCGCCGCTGCGATCACCAACGCTGCAACGCAGCTCATGGCAGACGGTACGCACCCGAACGGCCTTGGCGCTCAGCCGATGGGCCGCGTCGCTGCGGACGCCATCAGCAGCCTGATCTCGACCAACGACATCCTCTACACGCTGCCGACAGCTCCTGCAGAGAACCTCTTCGCCAACCCGTTCTTCACGGGCGGCACCACGACGGCAACGTCATGGACGTTCTTCCAAGGCTCTAACGGCCTGACGAAGGCGGCGAGCAAGACCACGCTCGATGGCTACGATGCACAGAAGATCGTGTGGAGTGGCACCGCGACTGCCGCTGTGGCGGACAACATCAACCAGAACGTCACGCCCGCTGGCGGCATCGCCGGAGATCTTTATGAGGCGTGGGTTGAGGTTCAGGTCAATCGCTTCACGGGCTTCCGTGGCATGGCGCTTGCGGCTGGCACCAACACCAGTGGCTTCACCGCGATGTCGATCTCGGCTGTGGACACCATCGATCAGACGGCTCCGTTCCGGGGCGTGCTTCGCGCACCTCCGTCAGCACTCGCCACCAACGGCGGCACTCTCGCCTCGCGCCTGTCATTCGTCCCCGCCAATGGCGCGGTGTGTGACGCCGAGGTGCTGATCCTCCGCTCTGGCTTCCGCCGAGTGCCGAACGGCCAATAACGAAAGGATACATGGTCACAAAGACTAAGGCCCATCTTAAGGGGACAACCAGCCTAACCAACGCTGATCCCCTTAAGGCGGACTTCCGCAACTTCCTCTGGATGGTCTGGAAGCATCTCAATCTTCCTGAGCCGACACCAGTCCAGTATGACATCGCCAAGTTCTTGCAGCACGGCCCGCGCCGCTGCGTCATCGAAGCCTTCCGAGGCGTCGGCAAGAGCTGGGTCACTTCGGCCTTCGTATGCTGGTTGCTGTATTGCGACCCGCAGCTCAAGATCATGGTTGTCTCCGCGAGCAAGACCCGCGCCGACGACTTCTCGACCTTTACCCTGCGGCTCATCAACGACATCGAGCTGCTACACTTCCTTCGCCCGACTGGCGATCAGCGCAACTCCAAGATCGCCTTCGACGTTGGCCCAGCCCAGCCTGACCATTCGCCATCGGTGAAGTCGGTCGGCATCACCGGCCAGCTCACGGGCTCCCGCGCCAACTACATCATCGCCGACGATATCGAGGTGGTGAACAACTCCGCGACGCAGGCCCTCCGCGATAAGCTGAGCGAGCTGGTCAAGGAGTTCGACGCAGTGCTCAAGCCGGGTGGTCGCGTGATCTACCTCGGCACTCCTCAGTGCGAGCAGTCGCTCTACAACTCACTTCCAGAACGCGGCTACGTCGTCCGCATCTGGCCCGCCCGCTACCCGACGCCCGACAAGCGGGAGAAGTACGGGGCCAAGCTGGCACCCTTCATCGCCAACAAGCTGGACCTCGACGAGAGCCTAGCGTGGCAACCCACGGACCCTGTGCGGTTCGACGACGAAGACCTCAGTGAGCGAGAGATGTCCTACGGGCGCTCTGGCTTTGCCCTTCAGTTCCAACTCGACACGAGCCTTTCAGATGCGGATCGATATCCTCTTCGCTTGCGCGATCTTGTTGTTCTCAGCCTTGATCCTCTACGCGCACCTTCGGACCTCGCGTGGGCCTCAGGGCCGGATCAGCTCTTCAACGAAGTCCCTGCTGTCGGACTTAACGGTGATCATTACTACCGGCCGATTTTCGTAAGTAAGGACTATCTGGAATACGAAGGTTCCGTCATGTTCGTCGATCCCTCGGGACGCGGCAAGGACGAGACCACCTACGCTGTCGTGAAGATGCTCCATGGGCGTCTGTTCCTCACGGACATCGGGGCGTTCCTCGGTGGCTATGACGACAAGACCCTCGGCGACATCTGCATGGCCGCGCGTCGGCAGCATGTGAACCTGATCCTCTGCGAGCCCAACTACGGCGGCGGCATGTTCACCCAGCTTCTCTCGGCCAAGGCCCAGCAGGTCTACCCGGTCGAGGTGAAGGACGCTGAGTGGGCCAAGGTCCAGAAGGAGATGCGGATCATCGACACGCTGGAGCCGATCATGAACCAGCACCGGCTCGTGGTCTGCCCGAGTGTCATTCAGAAGGACTACAACTCCACCGAGTCCTACACTGCAGAGAACCAGCAGGCGTACCGGCTGTTCTATCAGATGACCCGGATCACTCGTGACAGGGGCGCTCTAAAGCATGACGACAGGCTAGACGCGGTCGCTGGTGCCGTGGCGCACTGGACCGAGTACATGAACCGGGACAGCGAGAAGGCGCACCTGACGGCTCGTGAGGCCGCTGTGGACGCGGAGCTGGAGAAGTTCATGTCTCAGGTCATTGGCCGGGATCGGTTCAACACCGGAACCGAGGATCGCTTCGCCAGCTCCATCATGAGTGGCAGACGCCGCTAAGGCACAACCCTAGCTTGGAATAGGTTGCACTTCTACACTATGCGCTCCCCTCCGTTACCCTATAGGGACACTGAGGGGGGCTGTAGGTTCAGTGAAGGTTCTGGGAGGTACCTTAGGGGTCCCCAATAAGAATAGACCCATAAGAGGGTCCCCTTAGTACGGTACCCCTTAGAGGGTGACTGAGGGGGGTCCCATTCGAATAGGCCCACCTAAGGGATGACCGAGGGGGTTCGTGTCGAAGGGGGATGCGAGACCCGCCCTATAGCCTCGCTGACGCTCGGCTCCAGGGCGGAAGTATGGCAAGGCTCTCTAGGAAGCCCGTACAGTGCCCTTTCACCGGCACCCATCCTGACCTAGCGGGCCACCTCAAAAGACGCACCACGGGCCACGCCTGTTGATCCTATAGTGTCTATGAAGGGAAGGCGAAGGTGGGTTGCGGATAGTTGGTGCAAATCTCTGAAGTGGGGGCTCGAACCCTAAGGTGGCGCGTTTCCCCCGTGGCCCCCTCGATCTCTCGTGCATCGCAGGCGCATTGTCACCGCACCTTGTCACCACGCCACGCTAAGCCATTGATATCATTGACCATGCACTGGATGATGCATCCGCTTTGCCCATGAAATGCAGGGGGCGGGGCCTATGCGGGCAGTGCGGCGCGTCGCGTTAGTTGGCCTGTCTCTTCATATCAGTGTTTTTGTGGATGCAGCCCGCGCCCTCAGATGCACGTCACATGCACCTCACATGCACGTCAGATGCACGGGCAGGGCGCACAAGGTGACAGGGGCAGGCCGCGCGGATTGTCACCTATAGTGCACCTCACATGCACCTAGCGTGTGCCGTATGCCTTCCATTGGCCTGCAGCGTCATAGCGGCCACCGTTCGCACGGGTTGCACTGTCATTCCACGTTAGCAGGGCCATCACAGCCACTGCGATTGCACCCAAGATGACGATTTGTTTGGCCTTCATAACTACACTTCGACTCCAAAAGAGGTGACAAAACAGTGGATTATAAAATTGTTCTGTCTACCCATATTTTTCTTGTTGACCTTCCAATCGTAGCAAGTCTATAACCGTAGCCACTGGACACAACGTAAGTGACCTTCGGGTTCGTCCAGCTACGGCGTAGCAGGCCACGCAAGAGCATAAAAACCTGCAGCACGGTTGCTCCGATCCAACCGCTCTATGATGCACCTACGCGATTGCGCAAGGCCATTCAAGGGCGCTGCAGGACGGGCGCGGTCTACCGGCGATACACTTCCCAAATCAAACACGGAACGCCGCGACGATCCGCGCCTAACTGCACTTAGCAAGGCGTGATGCCATTACCTGCAACCTGAGCCGGTCACTAGCGGCGTTCAAGTTTGGCTTGCTGGCCAAAGACTGCATCTGTTTTTTTTTGTCCTTCACACCTACCAATCGTAGAGGGTCTACAATGTCTAACGGTTTCATCTTCTATCGTGGTCCGTCCATGCTTGACGGTTCTCCTATCATCGCTGTCGCAACTGGCGTTGAGCGTGGCTCACGCAATGGTAAGACGGGCGGCGGATTGATCCAGACTTGGATCATGCGCGACGACATGACACCTACTGACGCTGTCAACACTGGCCGCGTCGCGGCGATCTGCGGCGCATGCCCGCACCGTGGCACGGTCGAGAACGGCAAGAACGTTGGCCGGTCCTGCTATGTGACCGTGTTCCAAGCGCCCTTGGTTGTCTGGAAGAGCGCCCAGCGCGGCCTATACGAAACCCTCAGTGCATCGCAGGCTGGCGCGGTTGTTGCTGGTCGCGCTGTCCGTCTGGGCAGCTATGGCGATCCTGCAGCGGTGCCTATGGCAGTCTGGAATGACTTGCTGGCGGCGGTAAGCGCTAAGGCTGGATACACTCATCAATGGGCACGCTTCCCAGAGCTGGCAGCGTATTGCATGGCAAGCTGTGACACTGCGGCGGATCATGCGGCAGCTAAGGCTGCAGGCTGGCGCACGTTCCGTGTGCGTCGCTCAACTGATCCGGTCATGCCCCGCGAAGTGATTTGCCCTGCATCTGCAGAGGCTGGCGCTAAGACGTCATGCGATGCCTGCAAGGCGTGCGGCGGACACACTGCCAAGGCAAAGGCCGATATCGTCATCGTTGCCCATGGGACTACATCTAAGGTGAATGCGTTCGCTCGTTTTGCGGCCTAGTCACACTACGATTGTAGCATAACTACACAATACAGGAGAGTAAAATGAGACTGTCAAACGTAGCGCAGGTTACCTGCAAGCCAACCGCAACGAACACCTATTGCGGCCACTACACATTCCACAGGAAGGGCGGTGTGCTGCGCTTCCGAGGCCACAAGTTCTTCGAGGATCGCGACCATTTCGAGCGCTGTCTGGTGGCTTGGAACAAGTCGAATGACTGGCACTACGAGGCACGTCTGATGCCCGTCATGTCCATCGGTCAAGACGAGATCGACTACGCGCTGCAGTCGGAGGCCGCATGATGACGTGGGACCTCAAGTGCATGTTCGTTCTCGCATTCATCGGCGCGTTCGCCATCCCGGTATGGGTGCTGCAGTGAACGATCCGCAGAGCAAGGTGGAGCGCGTCAAGCACGGCGCACGCGAGACAACTACACATTTGGTGACGGTGGATGACTTGATTGTCTACCGCACGAAAGAGGGCGGGCTCTGTGTCGAGTTCGTTCGCTGTGATGCCAAGGGCAAGCCCGCTGAGGGCTACCGCGTCACGGTCTGTCCAGAGGATGCAGAGCGCATCCGCAAAGCCTGAACTGATCCGAGGGGCGGGCGGGGGCCTGCCTCTCCAGTGAGTTCATGTGGACTCTACAACGCGCAACGGGACGGGGAAATTCTATGCGCCTTCACTACAATCCATTTCGACAGGAATTTGAGCACTCCAAGGACTACGACGCACTCGACAGCTACCAGCGCGTTGTACTTCACAGCCGCGTTAGGGGCTGGTGCCGCGACTGGAATGGCCAGCGTGTGAATTTCTTCGCCTTGCCTAACCGGCCAGTGGTGAGGGCTCAGGCCGAGCCGCTGTCGCAGGACGTGAAGATGCACGCCGTCGAGGTGGTGCTCACTGAGCCACCAATTCCGGGGCGTCGCGAGAACGCGGAAGAGAAGGCACGTCGCGAGCTGGTGGACTTCGTGGCGAAGCAAGGCCGCTTGGCGTGGCCTATGCTGCGTCCCAATGCGTTCCTGCAGATGGCCGCTGGCAATGACCAGCCACCGCGCGACTTCATGTTGCCCGCCGCGCAGCAGAAGGCCATGGCGGACATGAAGGCTTACTGTGTGGCCGACGTGAAGATGGCACAGATCGCCCTGGCCCCGCCGCTGATCGACAACCCCAAGCCCGTCAAGCCACCGCTTGGCAAGCGCCCGAACCTCTCACGCTGGCAGGACGGCGACCACTTCGTAGAGCGCCTAAAGAAGCGTGGCTACAAGCTGCTAGGTGCTGGCTGCTTCTCTATGGTGCTGGCTAAGCCCGGCAGTGATCGCGTGATCAAAGTAAACTTCAAATCTGACAACTGGCTGGACTATGTGGTCTGGGCAGCGAAGGTGGGGCAGGCGGGTAAGATGGCCCCGAAGGTCTACAGCTACCGCCGCTTCAACGAAGGCCGCCACGGTGAGTTCTATGTGGCCATCATGGAGCGGATGGAATGCTGCATGGATGACCTCTACCGCAAGGACCCTCGCAAGTATGCCGCCTACAGCGCACTGCGGGAGTTCATCGACTTTAGCAGGGACGCTGAGGGCGTCGCCGCTGAGGTTGTGATCCCCGGCGCAATCGCGTTCGGCGTCATGCTCCGCAGCTCGTTCAAGGGTCAGCGTCTCGACCTCCACGGCAACAACTGGATGGTCCGTAAGGACGGCACCATCGCTTGCACCGATCCGCTGTGTGACGGCAAGTCATCAGCCCCGTCGAGGATGCGTTCGCGCGACCTCGCTGCTCTTTCTGTTGCCTGATCACATACCATTCATAGGAAGTCTACGAGATGAAGCGACGCATCTTTACGAGCATCAAGTCGGCACGCCGCGCAGGGCTGCAGGCTGTGACCGGGCGACACCTCCAGTTCAAGGTCGAGGCCGCTATCGTTTGGAATAGGGATCGTACCGCCGACATCGGTTGGTCGGTCTCGCTGTGGACCCCAGCGGGCAATATGAAGGGCTGGGTGAGGGGATGAGCTACGAACAAGCCTTCGATCTAGTCGGTGATCCGCCAGCGTGGGTGCTTCAGGGCATCATTGAGCGTCAGCCGCGCAGCTCCAGATATGCACGGGCTGCAATGCTGCTACTCAGGCGCAAAGCTGAGTGAAAAGGTGAGGAGTTACAGTCTGGCGGTTGCGGTTATGAACAGGCAGTCAGAATGGAACGGCACAATTTTGTTGCTGACATTCATATCATAAAATATCTACTGCTGTAGTTAGTAACTGGCCCTAGCGAACTACTTCACTTCATAGCTAAATCACTTAAGGGATATATCCCTAGACAGGGAACGTGCGTTCATGCTACGTTCTCATGATCATTAATGCCCTCAAAGGACCCTAACGAGATCATGCGCCATCTATTCGGAGTTACGGAGTTGCCAACAGAAGTCGAACCGGACCAACTCGTTTCATCGGACGTTCCCGAAGGTTACGAGACAGTAGCTGGCTGGTGGGCGACACGCGAGACTGCAGCGCTGGAGATGCTGAGCGATCCTATCGCAACGCTCTTTGACGACGAAGAACACCTGATCACCATCGCGGACAAACTCAACATTCCTTGGAAGTGGGTGCCCGCACCTGCAGCCTACCAAGCGATGGGCTTCAAGATATCCAAAGCTTTTCCTTTAGACTTATTGCAACAATTTTATCCGTTGCATCCGTAAATCAACTATATCTCCGGCGCACAATCAATGGAACTGCGCCGGTTGACGTGAGCGGAACTCCCTGCCTATAGTAGAGTTCTTCGCACAGACGAATGACTACAACCGTACAGGAGCGCAGGCGATGCCGACCAGAGGAACTATAAACGTGATGGGCGATAACACGGAGGAGAACGAGTGGGTTGACCGGCTTGCGCTGGTGATCGACGAGTTCCGGAAGATCAGTCAGGACATCACGGCCAATCAAATGCTGGTCCTGCTTCGCATAGGCCAGCAGCCCGGCATCACCCAGAACAAGCTAGGCGAACTCACGGGTCTCCGGGACGGCACCATCTCTCGCATCTGCGCACTGATGTCGGAGCGCGGTCATCAGTCGCGTGAGGGCCTGAACGTTATCTCCATCAACCCAGTCCCCGGAGACTATCGCGCCAAGGGGCAGAAGCTCGTGGGCGACGGGCGACGCATGTTCAACAGCGTCAAGAACCTGATGACTTCGGACTAACCAGAAGGACAAGCCGCTTATGGCGACCTACCCTAAAGGCAATAAGTTCATTACTAAATTTATGATCGACGGCGTCCGTCATACTAGGATGCATGATACAGAAGCTGAGGGCGAAGCGTGGGAGCTGCAAAGCCGCGCTAACCTAAAACTCGGTAAGGCTCTTCCAGTCGCCGAGAAGAAGATTGGCGGCAGCGACGCCGGTAACCTTGGAAACCTCCTCCGCGAGACGGCAACCCTTCACTGGGCCAAGGGCAAGGACAGCTCCAAGTGCGAGCTGAACGCCTCAACCTTTGTCAACTGGTGCGGCAAGGACATGCCGTCCCGCGATGCCTTTAAGCAGGCCAACATCGACGACTTCGTCGCATACCTCATCAATGAGCGTGAGGTGAGTGGCTCGACGGTCAATCGGTACTGCTCGGCCATCCGGGTCATGGCCCAGCGGGTCATCAAGAAGGCTGACGAACTCCCCTCGTTCCCTAAGTATAAAGAGAGCAGGGGCCGCTTCCGGTTCTTCTCCCATGAGGAGGAGCAGCAGATCACCGCGCTCTGGACGATCTGGGAGCGGCACGCTGAGCTGGACTTCCTCGTGTTCCTTATCGACACCGGAGCCCGCACCTACACCGAGGGTCAGGCCCTTAAGTGGGATGCCATCCACGCCGACCGCGCCATCTTCTGGGACACCAAGAACGGCGGCTTCCGGGCGGTTCCTCTGTCCGAGAGGGCGAAGGCGGCGCTGGAGCGTCGGCGTAAACTAAAGGGTAACCAAGCCGGGCCGTTCTCCGATCTGGACAAGAGCCACATGCGTTGGCTCTGGGAGCGCACCCGTGCCCAGCTACCGCACCTTGAGGACGCCGTGCTGTACTGCACCCGGCACACCTACGGGTCCCGCATGGTCATGAACGGTGTCCCGCTGTCGGTTCTCAAGAAGCTGATGGGCCACTCGGACATTAAGATGACTGAGCGCTACGCCGTGTTCGAGGACAACGCGGCCTTCGCAGCCGCACTGACGGCCCTGAACGGCAACGGCTTTGCGCCCAAGGCCACACCCCTTTCGGTCGTGGTCGATAACGGCCTGGCACCGGGTCCGATGGAGGTTCTCGCCAAGAACCTTGAACGGGCAGGGCAAGTGCAGTAGACACCCCGGCCAGCGTCATATAGGTGCAAACCGAGTGACAAAACGGGTGACAATGGGGTGCCAAATGGCACCTCACTGGTGACAATGCGGGCGTGGTGGAATTGGTAGACACAGCGGCTTTAGGTGCCGCCGCCGAAGGGTTTAGGGGTTCGAGTCCCTTCGCCCGCACCATCGTGAGAAGTGGATTTAGGTTCCCGAGAGACTTACTCTACGATAGGCAACCTTCTACTAACATATTGATAGCAGTCCAGAAATGGGCTGCTTTTTCTTTTGCCCAGTCATACTACGATATGAAGGTGGATATGGGTGACACCCGCTTTGGTGACAGTGGAGCGGTGACAAAGTGACAAACGAGGAGAACAGACTGGAAACGAATGAAATCTGGGACTGGCAGTGCCGAATGCACCTCTGGTCCTGCTGGCTCTACGAGATCGACGCCAAGCCCGCCCTCGACGACAGCGGCTACGACTGGCTCTGCAGGTTGCTCTCCAGCAACTACGGCAAGCTGCCCGACTGGTTCACCCAGCGCGTCACCATGAGTGACCTCACCACCGGCACCGGCAGTGCCATCGCCAAGACCCTCACACCCGAAGAGATCGCAGCCGCCCGCTGGTGGCGCGACGAACACATACCAGCCATGCAAAAGGAAGCTGATGAACGCCGCATTGAAATTGAGAGAAGAGCATCTGGAACAGCAGGCCCAGCACAAGGGCGCAAAGCGGGTAAGGGATCAGGTCGCAAAGGCAAAGGAACGCGGGCTCGGGGCTGACACTCCGGGTGGCGTCGCGCTCATGAAGCGGGCCATCGAGCCGCTCTCGACTGCCATCAAGAACACGATCACCGATGCCCGGTCAGGCAAGGCCGGTCGCCGCCACGTTGCCATCGCCACTCTCGAAAAGATGGAACCCGACGTGATCGCCTACCTCACCACCCGCGAGGTGTTGAGCGGTGCCATGGATCAGGCCGGGCTCACCGCCACCGCCATCAAGATCGGCTCGGCGCTGGAAGAGGAACTGAGGCTGCAGGCGTTCGATGAACAGCAGCCCGACCTCTACCACACCATCATGCGCCGCCTTAAGGAACGCGGAGCTGGGGCCGGGCATGCCCGCAAGGTGTTCGTGTTCGCGGCCAACAAGCCCGACGCTCAGGTCGAGCTACCGCGCATCGTCAAGACCGAGAAGATGCACATCGGGGTGCGCCTGATCGAGCTGATGATCGAGGCCACCGGCTTCGTCGAGACGGTCACCGTGCGCGTCGGCAAGTCCAAGACCCGCTCCGTCATCCGCCCAACCGAGGCGGCAGCGAAATGGATGGAGGACAAGAACCTCCGCGCGGAACTGATCAGCCCGGCCTATGCGCCCATGGTGGTCCCGCCGCTGGACTGGGAGGGCGTCTCGGGCGGCGGCTACATCAGCCCATCGTTCAAGGCACTGCCGCTGGTCAAGAAGGCCAACAAGAAGCAGCACCGCGAGCTGCTGGAGCGGGCCGATCTGTCGCTTGTGCTGCGGGCTCTCAACGCCATCCAGCGCACGCCATGGCAGGTCAACCAGCAGGTTCTCGACGTGATGCAGGAGGTCTGGGACAAGAGCTACGACATCGCCATGCCGGGCCGAGAGGACAAGCTGCTGCCTCCGATGCCAGCCGGGCACGCCATCGCCGAGACCTCCGAGGAAGCGTGGGCGAACGTCAATCCCGATGCCAAGAAGGCATGGATGCGCGAAGCCCGCATGGTCTATGAGGGCAACGCCAGCTCCAAGGGCAAGCGGATGGGCATCAGCCAGATCATCCACACCGCGAAGGAACTGGCCGGGGAGCCTGAGATATACTTCCCCCACCAGCTCGACTTCCGGGGCCGGGCATACGCCGTGCCCATCGGGCTCAACCCGCAGGGCAGCGACCACGCCAAGGCGCTGCTGCACTTCGCACACGGCAAGGCGATCACCACGCCCCGCGCTGCGGGCTGGCTCGCGATCAACGGTGCCAACCTCTACGGCTTTGACAAGGCCGCGTTCGCCGACCGCATCGCATGGGTCGAGGAACGAGAGGAGCAGATCAAGTACACCGCAGAGAACCCTCTGGGCGACCTCTGGTGGACTGAGGCGGACAAGCCGTGGTGCTTCCTCGCGTGGTGTTTCGAGTATGCGAAATTCCTGGGGGAGGGTTACGGCTTTGTCTCGACCTACAACTGCTCGGTCGATGGAAGCTGCAACGGCCTGCAGCATTTCAGTGCCATGCTCCGCGATCCTGTTGGTGGCGCTGCCGTCAACCTCGTGCCCGGCGATCTGCCTGCTGACATCTACCAGCGCGTGGCCAACCGCGTCATCGAGAAGCTTAAGGCCGAGGATGGCGACGACTGGGTGGCGCGGGGCTGGCTGGACTTCGGCATCAACCGCAAGATCACCAAGCGCCCGGTCATGGTGCTGCCCTACGGCGGCACGTTCAAGAGTTGCATGGAGTACGTTCGCGAGGCCGTAGGGGAACGCATCGCAGATGGTGCGGAGAACCCCTTCGGCGACGAGCTGGGCAAGACCACGGCCACGCTCTCGCGCTTCGTATGGGACAGCATCGGCGACGTTGTCGTTGCTGCCCGCACGGCAATGGACTGGCTGCAGAAGTGTGCTCGCGTCGCGTCTAAGCATGGCGTGCCGCTGACATGGACGACGCCGTCAGGCTTCCCCGTGTTCCAGAGCTACATGGACATCACCCAGCGGCGCGTGAAGACCCGGCTGCAGGGCAGCTTGACGTACCTCTCCATTGCGGAGGAGGGCGACAAGATCGATGCGGGACGGCAGGCGCTGGCAGTGTCACCAAACTTCGTCCACTCCAAGGACGCGGCGGCAATGATGCTGACCATCGCACTGGCCCTCGACAATGGCGTCTCCGCGTTCGCCATGATCCATGACAGCTACGGCACCCACGCCGCCGACATGGACATGCTCGCGGCCTGCCTGAGGCATGCGTTCGTTGACCTCTACGAGGAGCACAATGTCCTCGCCGAGTTCCTCGCCGCACTCCCTGATGCGGTACGGGCCGAGTGCCCGCCGCCACCACCGCTCGGATCGCTGGACATCCAAGGGGTGCTCCAGTCCGAGTTCTTTTTTGCCTAGTCACCTTCAAAACGTAGAGTAGCTATGCAAGGTAGGAATAGGTTGCACTCTCACCTAACCGAACGCTGAAAGGTTCACATGAAGCATTCACTGACCATCCGCATGGGCGCTGCCAACTGGGACGCTACGCTGTCCAACGGCACCCGCTTTGACTTCCGCTCGATGACCACCGCCGACCGCAAGAAGTGGTACGGGGCGTTCATGTCGTCGGTGCGCAAGATGTACCGAGGGGCTCGCTGATGCGGGAGACCCTGATCAACCTCGGCCTCTCAGTCGCACTGATGGGCATCACCATCATGGGCCTGCTGCTCCTCGGAGTGGAAGCCAAGACGATCCTGTCGTGGTTCGTCGTCATCTCCCTCGCGTCCGGCGTGGTCTGCGTCATCACCCTCGTGATGGAGTTCGTGGACACCATGCGGGCATGGCTCAACATCCTGCGGTGACCGAGTTCATCTCGTTTCTCGCAGGCTTCGGGCTGGGGATCGGCGCGACCTCAGCCTTCGTCATCCGCGCAGCACTCAAGGACATCAAGGAACTGTCTCAGCTCACATGATCAACCGTGACCAGATGACTAACGCCGACGCTCAGCTCGTTGCTGACGCTGGCATCGCCATCCTCGACCGGATGCAGAACTACAAGCCGCACATCCAGCCACTGGCACTGTGCGCCGCGTTCCTCACTCTCGCCGCTCACATCCGCGTCCCTGCTCAGGACCTCTTCACGCTCACGACCAACATGCTGTCGGAGGAAGAGAACATCGCGGAGTTCAAGGCGCTGCGTGACTACGTCAAGTACGAGATCAAGCGTGCTTAGGCTCTGGCCGGTCTGGCTGATCCTCGCCGCTGTCGTCATCGGGGCGCTGCCTCGCTGATGTCCCGCAACCTCTCACTCGCAATCCATATGTGGCGGCAGGGCTATCCAATCCCTGTTGATCTCCACACCGCACTCACCAACGAGGGGCTCAACGTGGCCCGCCTCGAACAGCGCTATCGCGCGTAAGGAATACACTGAATGGCAAATGCAAAGCGTCCGCAGGCTCCCAAGGGCACGACCTTCAAGGGCATCTTCAAGTGGCCGAAGCTGACCGAACCTGACTACGGTTCGAAGGAGTTCCCCAAGCCCAACGGCGAGTTCAGCACCAAGCTGGTCGGTCGCATGGATGATCCAGACGTGCAGGCGTTCATCGCCAAGTGGCAGCCGCTGCACGACGAAGCCATCGAGCGGGCCAAGGAAGAGTTCAAGGCCCTCAAGGTCGATGTCCGCAAGAAGCTCAAGGAAGTCACCGTCAACCCGCTCTACACTGAGCTGTACGACGAAGAGACCGAAGAGCCGACCGGCGAAGTCGAGTTCAAGTTCACGATGCAGTACAGCGGCGAATACAAGTCTGGTCCGAAGCAGGGCAAGAAGTGGTACCGCCGTCCCGGCATCTTCGACGCCAAGGGCAACGAGATGAAGCCGACACCGTCCATCTGGGGCGGCACCAAGGGCCGCGTCGCGTTCGAGGTTGGCCTGAACAAAGAGAACATGCCCGGCTACTTCATCCCCGGCACCGGCGCTGCGGGCCTGACCCTGCGTCTGCAGGCAGCTCGCATCCTCGAACTGGTCAGCGAAGGCCAGCGTGACGCCAACAGCTACGGCTTCGGCGAAGAGGAAGAGGGTTACGAATACGACCCGTCCTCGGTCGCATCGAACGACGACGCTGGCACCACCGATCAGACGGATGGTGAAGCGGGTGGCGAAGGCAACGACGCTGGCTCGAACCCCGACTTCTAAGCTTCGGGGAATTGTTGAGGGCTACCGCAGCGGTCTTGAAGAGAAGGTCGCTGCGCAGCTCGCATCCCTTGAGGTGCCCGCTCACTACGAGCAGTACAAACTGAACTACGAAGTCCCGGCCCGTAAGGCCACCTACACTCCAGACTTCGTGCTCCCCAACGGGATCATCATCGAGACCAAGGGTCGCTTCGTCACCGCTGATCGCAAGAAGCATCAGCTCGTGAAGGCAAGTCACCCGCAGCTCGACATCCGGTTCGTGTTCTCGAACCCCAACAACCGCATCGGCAAGAAGAGCGAGACCACATACGGCATGTGGTGCAGCAAGCTCGGCTTCCTCTTCGCCAAAGCATTCATCCCACGCGAGTGGGTGAACGAACCCGTGTGCCCGAAGCGGCTCGCGGCGAACGCAGCAGCGTTCAAGAAGTAACGACCGGGGAGGGCACAGGCTCTCCCCACCATCTCAGCTCATAAGCATCCACTGGAAAGAGAACTACACATGACGAACAAGATCAATCAAGGCGACTGCGTTGAAGTGCTCGACACCTCTGACAACCGCTCGTCCGCCACGTTCAAGACCAGCATCGGCAAGCGCTACATTGTCGATGAGGTTCGCGGCAACTTCCTCAGCCTGCGCGGCGTGAAGCGTAAGGGCTGGAGCATGAGCCGCTTCAAGGTCGTCTCACCGAACTATCCGAAGGCGGACGAGGTCGTCGTCGGCCAGTACATCATCATCCTCCGCGATGAGAACGGTGTGCTGCTCCCGGCAAAGAACCCGAAGGTCTACCTGACCGACACGCAAGCCATGAAGATCGGCGAGGTAATGGCCAAGAAGCACGGTGGCACCTTCCAAGTGTTCAAGGCCATCGGCGAATACGACATGCCGAAGATCACCACCCCGACCTTCCGCAAGCTCTGATCCCACCAACAGCTCACACAACAGCAACCTCTTAAGGAACCATCACACATGGCAAAAGACTTCCGCATGGTCGGCAACAAGCCCCAGACCCACATGCTCCTCGATCACTTCTCGGACAAGTCGTCCATCACTGCAGTCGAGGCGGCGGCGCTGTATCGCATCCGCTCGCTGTCCCGTCGCATCGTCGATCTGTCGAACGATGGCCACCGCTTCTCCAAGCAGCACAGTGTGGACCCGACCGGGCAGCGTTACGTTCGCTATCACTACCTCGGAGCGTCTGCCTAATGTGGAAGCGCTTCACCGCACTGACCATCGCACTCTCCCTCGCTCTCGCCACCACGGCGGGAGCACGGGCAGGCACCAGCAGCTTCTCCAGTTCGCGGAGTTCGTTCTCCAGCTCGTCGAGCTACCGGAGCACGCCAAGCTACTCCTCGCCGAATATGCGCGTCACGCCCAGCTACACCGCTCCGAAGGTGAGTGTGCCAAGCGTGCCCGCACCGAAGCTGAGCGGCACCGGCATCACGCCACCGGCAGCAGCACCCACCGTGCCGAGCAAGCCTGCCGATACCACGGCCTCGCGCCGCTGGTGGTCATCCTCGACGAGCACGCCAGCCAAGCCGACCTACACGCCATCGGCACCGGCAGCTCCAGCGCCCGTCGTGGTGCAGCAGAGCGGTAGCTCGTGGACGACGTGGCTCTTCGCATGGTGGCTCTTCTCCGATCACAAGAAGGCCGAGGCCAAGCCTGCAGAGGCAAAGGGCCAGGTCGAGAAGTGTGATCCCAAAGCGACCATCGCCGAGAAAGTCTGCAAGGAAGGAAGCAAGTAACGCATGCGCTACAAAGAACTGACGGCAGCACTGAAAGCTGCAGGACATCTCGACGCCCTCAAGCTGGTCGAGGGCATGTACGTCAAGCAGAAGCGACGCCCGATGCGCATGAGTGGTCGACACCTGACCATGGAGGATGCCGTTGCGATCCACAAACTGTATCGCTTCACGCGGCTGAACCATGGACAGATCGCCAATCAGCTCGGACTGAACATCGGTCAGGTGACGCACGTCCTGAATGCGGAAGCCTTCCCCGAGGCTGCGCAGCATGCATGACACCCACCGCGACCATCCCGCCCGACGCCTTCGCCCCCAACGGGTGAAGCTCGTCGAGTATCTCCTGCGCAAACGTGGTCGGTTCTACTACGGAGCCGCCGACGAGTTCATCGATCAGGTTGGCAAGTTTCATCCTGACGTGCTGCGCGATGCCGACGCGATCCTAGAAGCGATTGGTGTCTGACGACGACAGCGTCTTCGTCGCGAAGGAGCCATGCCCTGAGTGCGGCTCCCGCGACAACCTCGCTCGCTACTCCGATGGCCACGCCTTCTGCTTCGGTTGCTCTCACTGGGAGCCGCCGACAGACGGCAGCGGCGAGCGCCCCCAGCAAACCGAAAGGAGACAAGTGTCAGGCTTGATTGATGCAGGCGACTTCATTGCGCTAGGCAAACGACAACTATCCGAAGAAGACTGCCGCAAGGCGGGCTACTCAGTCTCCACCTTCCGAGGACAGCCTGTCCAGATCGCGGCCATCAAGGACCCGATGACAGGCGAGACCATCGCCCAGAAGGTTAGGCTCCCCAACAAGGACTTCCTGTATCTCGGTGAGACTAAGGATGATCCGTTCTATCTGCAGCACCTCTGGAAGGACGGCGGCAAGCGCGTCGTCATCACAGAAGGCGAAGTGGACGCGGTCACCGTCCTGAAAATTCAACAACACAAGTGGCCCGTCGTCTCCATCACGAAGGGCGTCAAGGGCGCTAAGAAGCAGATACAGCAGCAGCTCAAGTGGCTCGACAAGTTCGACGAAGTCGTCCTGATGTTCGACAACGACGAAGAGCACACGCGGCCAGATGGTACCAAGTGGTATCCCGGCCAAGACACTGCTATCGACTGCGCGTCGGTGTTCAAGCCCGGCAAGTGCAAGATCGCACGGCTCCCGCTCAAGGATGCCAGCGACATGCACACTGCAGGCCGCGACGATGAAGTCGTCACCGCGATCTGGAACGCCAAGACCTATCGCCCTGACGGTGTCGTCACCATCGCTGAGGTGCGTGATGCGGTGCTGCGGGACCCGGAGCAGGGCTTCCCATGGTTCTCCGAGGAACTGACCAAGCAAACCTACGGTCGCCGCCTCGGTGAGATCAGCACGTTCGGCGCAGGCACAGGCGTCGGCAAGACCGACTTCCTGACTGAGCAGATGCAGTTCGACATGGTGCAGCTCAGCCAGCCCATCGGCGTGTTCTCGCTCGAACAGCAGCCAGCGGAGACCGTCAAGCGGCTCGCCGGCAAACAGGCAGGCAAGCGTTTCCACATCCCGTCATCGGATGAGAACGCATGGTCGAAGGATGAGCTGATCGCATCGCTCGATGTGATGGAAGCTGGCGGCAAGCTGTTCATGTACGACAGCTTCGGTGCCACCGACTGGGGCATCATCCAGACCACCATCCGCTTCTTGCACCACAGCGAAGGCGTGAAGCTCTTCTACGTCGATCACCTCACCGGCCTCGCGGCTGCAGAGAGTGACGAGAAGACGGGCATCGAGCGCATCATGGCCGAGATGGCAGCGCTGGTGAAAGAGCTGAACATCCACATCCATCTGGTGTCGCATCTCGCAACGCCAGAGGGCAAGCCACACGAAGAGGGCGGTCGCGTCATGATCCGTCACTTCAAGGGCTCGCGCTCGATTGGCTTCTGGAGCCACAGCATGTTCGGCATGGAGCGCGACCAGCAAGCCGAGAGTGAAGTGCTGCGGACCATCACCACGTTCCGCATCCTCAAGCACCGCCCCGATGGTTCGAAAGTCGGGAAGTGCGTCTACTTCGGATACGACAGCGAGATCGGACGATTGTTCGAGACCGAGTTACCCGAAGAGGTCAACGACAATCCATTCCAAGGCAAAGCCGAAGGGAGCAATACCGATTTCTGACAAGTGCGAACCGCTTCACAAAGCTGGACCGCTGGACCTGCGCATCACTCGCGCGGGTCCGATGATCCTGATCACCACCCTAGACGGCGACGAGGTTGTCGCTGAACAAGTCATCGCTCGCGATGGCGTCCCGTCATTCATCAAAGCATTGCGCGAGGTGGCCGGTGTCTAAGGTCCCCAACGTATTCGCGCTAAGCGCCCATGAGAACGTGCGCGTGGCTATCGACAACAACGATATCATCATCGGCGTCCCAGATCAGAAGGCCGTCGTGATCCCAGTCGTCCTGTTCGCGCACATCGTGCAGAGCATCGACGAACTCTGCATCGCAAACAACATCCTCATTGAAGAAGCGGCTCTGGTAACTAAGCATTGAGATATGACTTCGACTGCGAGACGGACGGCCTTCTTGAAGAGCTGACCGTTACCCACTCTCTGGTGCTCGGAGACATCGATAAGGGCACCACACATTCCTTCTGCGACCAACCGAACTATCCCAAGGTTGACGAAGGTTTACGCGAGCTGATGGACGCGGACTTCATCTGCGGCCACAACGTCATCAAGTTCGACATCCCGGCACTGCAGAAAGTCTACCCGTGGTTCAAGCCGCGCGGTGAAGTGCAGGACACGCTGGTCCTGTCACGCCTCATCAAGGCGGACATCAAGGATGACGACTTCGCCTTCGCCAAGAAGATGGAGCGACGCGGCACTCCGCACTTGTTCCCCAAGCACATGATCGGCAAGCACTCGCTCGAAAGCTGGGGCTACCGCCTCGGTGAATGGAAGGGTGACTACTCCGATGCCCGCAAGAAGCTCGCGAAAGAGCAGGGCATCAAGGACAAGGCCGAGATCATGCGCTTCGTCTGGGGCTCATGGAATAAGGAGATGCAGGACTACTGCGAGCAGGACGTTGCCGTCACTCGCAAGCTGCGTGAGTTCTTCTGGGCCAAGCTGCAAGATGGATGGGGCGAGCACTGCGTTGAGCTGGAGCACGAGGTTGCGTGGCTGATCGCACGGCAAGAACGCTACGGCGTCGGCTTCGACGAACCGGCTGCTGCCAAGTTCTACGCTACGCTCGTCGGCCACCAGCAGAAACTGGACAACGAGCTACAGCGCTCGTTCCCGCCGAAGACCGTCGAGACTGTGTTCATCCCCAAGGTGAACAACAAGAAGATTGGCTATGTGAAGGGCCAGCCGTTCATCAAGCGGCAGGTCGTCCCGTTCAACCCCGGCTCCCGTCAGCAGCTCGCTGAGCGACTGGAGGCGCTGGGCTGGAAGCCACAGACCTACGGCAAGGACGGCATCCCGACCATCGACGACGAAGTGTTGAAGAGCCTGCCATATCCCGAAGTGGCTCCGCTCAAGGACTACTACGTTATCGAGAAGCGCCTCGGTGCACTCGCCAACGGCAAGCAGGCGTGGCTCAAGAATTGTCGCGGCGGTCGCATCTATCCTGAGGTGATCACCAACGGCGCGGTCACCGGACGCATGACGCATCGCGTCGTGGTCAACGTCCCCGGCGCCATCGACAAGAAGACAGGCGAGAAGCAGCTCTACGGTCTCGAATGCCGTGCGCTGTTCATTCCAAAGAAGGGCAACATCCAAGTCGGCTGCGACGCTGACAGCTTGGAAGGCCGCGTCATGGGCCACTACATGGGCTTCTATGACGGCGGCGCTTACGCCACCTCGCTGCTCTATGGCAACAAGGCCGAAGGCACCGACAACCACTCGCGCACTGCTGCGGCGCTGGCGAAGTGGAAGTGTCACCGCGAGACGGCGAAGACCTACTTCTATGCTCTGGTCTACGGTGCGTTCGACGCCAAGCTGGGTGAAATCCTCGGCGCGACCGGAAGCAAGAAGGCCAAGGAAGCTGTCGGCAAAGAAAGCCGTGAAGCTGTGATGAAGGGCATCCCCGGTCTCGACAGGCTGGTGAATGCGCTCACGTCGAAGGCCAAGGCCAACGGCTTCATCATGGGCCTCGACGGTCGCAAGCTCCGCGTCCGTTCGGCTCACGCCATCCTGAATACGCTGTTCCAGTCCGCTGGTGCCATCGTCATGAAGGAAGCTGCCATCATCCTCGACACCGAACTGTGCGGCGTGAAGCCAAGCGTGATCGGCAAGATGGGTGCGGAAGCGGCGACCAAGCTTCGCCCTGGCACCGACTATGAGTTCATGTTGAACTACCATGACGAATGGCAGCTCGACGTTCCCCCTCACAACAAGGACACGGTAGCAACGGCGGCAACTGATGCCATCCGTAAAGCTGGCGAGTTCTACAAGTTCCGTTGCCCGCTCAAAGGCAACGCGGATATCGGCGATAGCTGGGCCGCAACGCACTGACCCGGAAGGGTTCGTGTACATCATCACCAACCCGGCATGGCCATCCCACTGCAAGATCGGCAAGGCACTCGTCATGAAAGACCGCGTGAAGGTCTATCAGACGGGCTCGCCTTACCGTGACTACAGGGTAGTCGCACATGCGTTCTTCGATGATCGCAAGGCGGCTGAGGCTGAACTGCACGAGCAACTAAGGGGCCACCGCGTCGGCAAGACAGAGTGGTTCTTCATCCATCCCGATGACGCCAGCGCGATGCTGCGTCGCATCTCCCGAAGGAAGAAACGACATGAGCGAACACGATCAACGCGAATGGTCAAACGACCTCCGAAACAAGTACGGCATCGCGGAACCAATCGAACCCGAAACACTCGCGGACCTGATCCAAGACGCACGAGACGAGGCAAAGCGTGAGAGCATCTGAACTACACAACAAGATCACCGCGAAGATCGTCTTCCACAACAAGGCGAAGGTTGACGCGGCGAAGCTGGCACGGCGCTACATGAACTGCCACGACTTCAATGAAGCTGCCCGCTGGGCTGATGCCGCGAAGGCGCATCGGTTCGCTGCAGACAGCCTGCGGGAATTGCTCGGTCAGTGAAGGCGAAGCTCACCGTCCTGATCGACGGAGACATCATCGCCTACAAGGCCGCATGCGTGAACCAACAGGACATCGATCTCGGCGACGGGATCATCTCCTCCAAGACCAACCTCAACGGTGCACTGGAAGATGCTGAACGCATCATCGACGGCATCGCCAACAAGCTGAACGCTGACAGCATCATCGTCGGGCTCACCGGCCCGCTGATGGAGATCAGCAACCGCAACTTCCGCAAGGAGCTGCTGCCCACCTACAAGGGCAACCGCTCGGGGCCGAAGCCGATCCTGCTGGCCAGTGTCAAAGAACACATCCGGTCGGCATACGACACCAAGATCAAGGATGGCTTAGAGGCGGACGATACGCTGGGCATCTTGCTCACGCATCCGACGCTGATCCCCGGCAAGCGTGTTCTCGTCTCCACCGACAAGGACCTCCTGCAGATACCGGGGCGACACTACAATCCCGACAAGGAAGCCAAGCGCATGGTCACCGAAGCGCAGGGTGACTACTTCCATCTACTGCAGACCATCACAGGCGATCCCACGGACAACTACTCAGGCTGTCCCGGCATCGGCCCTAAGCGTGCACCCGCCATCGTCGATCAGGGCTGGCCGGGCATCGTGGCTGCTTACGAGAAGAAGGGCCTCACCGAGGACGACGCGCTCGTCCAAGCCCGCTGCGCTCGCATCCTCCGACACACCGACTACGACTTCAAACTCAAGGAACCCATTCTCTGGACCCCATGACAGCTCCTCTCATCGGCCTCTATTCCCCCCGCGCACAGTCGGGCAAGTCCACCTCCGCACGTCACATCGCCCATCGCGCCAAGGGCGTTACCATGTCCTTCGCAGACCCGATGCGTGCAGCCATCGTGCCCATCGCCGCGCCCTTTATGGAAGGCGGGGAGGCTGAGGTCTGGCAGTGGTTCGGCGACGAGCGCAAGGACAAGGCAAAGGTTCCGCAGCTCGACGTGACGCTGCGCTTCCTGTTGCAGACCCTCGGCACCGCATGGGGCCGGGAGACGATCCACCCGGATGTCTGGGAGATGATCGCCAAAGAGACCTCTCGCAAGCACCGCAAGCGCTGCGTCACCATCATCGACGACGTTCGGTTCGAGAACGAGTACGCCATGATCAAACGGGAAGGCGGACTGCTGTTCAAGATCGAGCGACCCGACGCGCCGGTCTCGGGCAACTTCTGGCACAAGTCAGAGGCCCGGCTGGAGAACCTGCCGTTCGACGAGACGATCATGAACGTGGGCACCGAGGCTGCACTCGTGGCGCAGATCGACGACCTCGTATTCGACTACTTCGGAGTGTGACTACAAAGTGGCAAGACTGAACCGTAATCAAGGCGAGGAGGGCGGCGACAATAGGTTGCCCTCCTACCCAACCAATTCGCCTTCCGTTGCACCTGAGGTGACGACGGAGATCATCAACTATCTGAACGCCAAATTCCCCGACACGCTCCCTCCTGCGGGCTCTGCCTACACTGAGGTGGAGCGAGCATGGGGAAGGCGCGAGGTGATCGAGCATTTGATCTGGCGTCAGAAACAGAACGAAGAAGAGAACAATGTGCTTCGGCGGCGGATCGACTCCCCCTCCAGCGCAGGCCCCGGCACCACCGCCGCCGCCTCCGGCTGATACCCCTAGCGCCCCGGTCTACAACGAGAGCAACACCGATGCGAAGAACGCGAGTTCATCCATCGAGAACTCCCGGCGTGGACGCAGCTCGCTACTCATCAAGCGTAACACCTCAGGCACCTCGACCAGCAGCGCTGACACGAGCGGCTTGAACATCCCGACATAACCGTGTGCACTCTCTCGATGCCGCGCGGCTCCTTCTCCCAGAGCCAGACCGCAATTGGTCAGGTGATCAATAGGGTGCAGGAGACGCAGTACGGCGCACGCGATGCCGCCAATGCTGCACCATCCAGTCCTGCCGCTGCCCCTTCGCAGCCCGCTGCTGCTGCACCTCAGTCCGCTGCTCAGCTCGCTATGGCGAACGGCGGCGGGGTTGCTCCCGGCATGCAGTCGGGTGGTGCGCCAAGTTCATTCAATATCCCGCGCAAGCGCTCCCGAGGTTCCGGCACTGCGTCCGTAGCTGGTGGCGGCGTTGGGCTCGGTATTCCAACCTAAGGACCCACCATCATGTGTATGGGTGGGGGCGGATCATCCGCTCCGGTAACCACACCGATGCCAACGCAGGACGCAGGCAACTCCGCTAATGGAGCTGCCGCTGTTGCTGCTGCACCGGCACCGACCAACTCGACTACCGACACGACCACTACGCCGACCGAGACCACCGACCGTGGCGTCTCCTCACTGCGCATCAAGCGTGGCCGAGGCGCAACTAGCGCTGGCTCTAGCGGCACCGGATTGAACATCCCGACGTGACGGACGAACCCGATAAGGGAACGGCACAGTCGCGCTACTCACAGCTTGAGCCCCTTCGGCTCCCGTTCCTTACTCGGGCTCGTGACTGCGCTACGCTGACCGTCCCATACCTGATGCCCCCCGAGGGCATGACCAGCACCACTACGCTGCCCACGCCGTACCAGAGCCTTGGCGCTCGCGGCATCAGGACCCTCTCGGCAAAACTATTGCTGAGCCTATTCCCGCCTAACACGACCTTCTTCAAGTACAGCCTCGACGACTTCTTCCTGCAGAAACTGACAGGCAAGGATGACATGCGAGGTGAGGTCGAGAAGGCACTGTCGTCTCGTGAACGCGCCACTCTCGATGAGATGGAAGGCGCACAGATGCGTCTCGGCGCTTCAATGGCGCTGCAGCACCTTCTGGTCGCTGGCAACTTCCTCATCCACGTTCCACCTCAGGGTCGCACTCGTGGCTTCCGTCTCGACCAATTCGTGGTCAAGCGCGATGCCTCAGGTAATGTCCTTGAGATCGTCGTCAAAGAGATCGTCAGCCCGACCGTGCTGCCCGATGCTGTTGCTGCTGCCGTCAAGGCGGATGCAGTCAAGAAGCATGGCGGCTCCGAAGACAAGTCGGCTGAACTCTACACGCATATCATTCGGCATCAAGAACACTGGGAAGTGTATCAGGAAGCGGGCGGTCTTAAGATTGCCGATACAGATGGGACATACCCACTGGATCGTTGCCCGTGGCTTCCTCTGCGTCTCGCCACTCAACCCGGCGAAGACTATGGCCGGTCGTATTGTGAAGAGTTTCTCGGTGATCTGGACAGCCTTGAAGGTTTGTCCGAAACGCTAGTCGAAGGTTCGGCTGCAGCAGCTCGTATCGTGTTCCTCGTAAAGCCGAACGGCGTCACTCAGGTGAAGGTCGTATCGAAAGCGAAGAACGGCGACGTGGCTGTCGGTAACGCCGAAGACGTGACAGTGATCCAAGCGCAGAAGCAGGCCGACCTCGGTGTCGCGCAGAAGCAGGCGCAGGAGATCGCACAGCGTCTGTCTTACGCATTCATGCTCAACACTGCCATCCAGCGCAGCGCAGAGCGTGTCACTGCGGAAGAGATCAAGTACATGGCGCAGGAACTCGATGATGCCCTCGGCGGCATGTACGCGCTCCTCTCGGCTGAGTTTCAGCTCCCCGTCGTGCTCCTCTTTGAGGACCGCATGGAGAAGCTGCGTCAGGTCCCGCCGATGCCCAAGGGCGTCGTCAAGCCTACGATCACCACCGGCATGGCCGCGATTGGTCGGGGCATCGATCTGCGCAACCTCCGCGCATTCACAGCCGACATCGTTCAAACCCTCGGTCCTGAGATCGCCTTCCGCTATCTCCAGCCGACCGAATACATCAAGCGTGCTGCCGCTGCCTATGGCATCGACACTGGTGGTCTCGTCAAGCCCGACGATCAGATCGCACAGGAAGAGCAGCTCGCTAAACTTGAAGCCCTCGCACAGAACCTTGGACCTCAGGCCCTCCAGCAAATGGGTGGCATGGGCAAGGAAGTCGTGAAGGGCGCAGTCCAACAGCAAGTAGGTAACAATGGCCAAAGCCCCAGCTAACGCCGGTTCGGAAGCCTCCTCGGTAAAGATCGAGGAAGGCACTGAAACCCCGGCAACCCCGAACACCATCGCGAAGCCGAAGACCGTCTCGACGGACAACTTCGGTAATCAGATCGAAGAGGCTTAATGAGCACCGCCTCGGTCTCATTCCAGACGGCACCGACCGGCGCAGAAGCCCCGGCAGCGGACCCGACGAAGGACATCAATGCGCAAGCAACGAACCCCGCCGCGCCTGCTGAAGGGTCCAATCCCGACCGGCCTGAGTGGCTCCCGCAAAACTTCGCGACCGTCGAAGACTACGTCAAGTCCAACAACGAAGCGCGAGGAGAACTCACCCGTGCGCAGCAGGAACTCGCTAAGCTCCGAAAGAGTGACAGCGAGCAGCCCGGCGCGGGGGCAGAACAGTCTTCGCAGACCCCGGCTGAGAGAGCGGCCAACGAAGCCGTAACCAACGCTGGCCTCGACGTTTCGACGTGGCAGGCTGAGTTCAACGAGACCCGTGATGTGTCCGAAGAGGGCCGTGCGGCAATCGCTAAGGGTCTCGAAAAGCAGTTCGGCAAGGACGCTCGCGCCCTCGTGGACGACTTCATCGAAGGCCAGAAGATGCGCCTCTCCAACGTGGAGAATCAGGTGCATCAGCAGGCTGGTGGCAAGGATCAGTACGCTGCAATGATGCAGTGGGCTTCGACGAATATGTCGGCTCAGGAGATCGCTGCCTACAACACTGCCATGGGCACTGGTGACTTCAACTCGATGTCGCTCGCTGTCGATGGCTTGAAGTCTCGCTTCACCAAGGCTGTCGGCTCCGCACCGAAGCTGCTCAGCGGTGACAACTCCATCGCCAACAACAGTGGTGGCTTCGGCTCCACGTTCGAGATGACGCAGGCCATGAAGGACCCGCGCTATCGCACCGACCCGGTCTACCGTAAGGGCGTCGAACAGCGGGCGATGAAGTCCAACTTCTAATGCTCCAGGGCGATTATTCTCAGCTATCGCCCAAGGCACTCGACACTTCCTTCTACGCTGTCAATCCGCACACCTTCGGTAACTATCGCGCAGGCTACATGACCTTGTGGTCGCGCATGTCGGTTACCAAGGTGAGCGAGGCGTCGAAGCAAGTCCGCCTCGTGGTCGCTCATCAGGATGTCTATAAGGGCATCGAAGCGGCCACGGGGGTGCCGTGGGCAGCAATCGCAATGCTGCATCTCCGCGAAGCCGGTCCTCAGGACGTAGGCCGCTGGGAATGCACACTGCACAACGGCGAACGCATCATCGGCAAGGGCACCAAGACCAAGCTCGTTCCGAAGGGCGTCGGCCCGTTCAAGTCATTCAAGGAAGCCGCCATCCATGCCATCCGGCAGGAAGGGCTCGATAAGATCGATTGGGCTAAGGACGGCATCGCGTATCTCGCGTTCGCCTCCGAGACCTTCAACGGCTTCGGCTATCGCAACAAGGGCATCCCGTCCCCGTACCTTTGGGGCGGCTCGTCCGTCCAGCAGAAGGGCAAGTACGTCAAGGATGGCGTGTTCGACCGTAACACCATGGACCCGCAGATCGGCACCATGCCGCTCCTCAAGGTCCTCATGGACACCACCGGATACACCTTTGGCAAAACTCCTGCTGCTGCTGTGGCTGCACCTCAGCCAACCCCAGTCCCGTCCAGTCCCTCGACCCCCAGCGGCATTGATCCGCAGCGTGGGGTAGGGGCGATCCTGAACGTGGTCTATACCGCCATCCAAGCGGTTCTCAAACGAAAGAGCTAACCATGTATCGTCGCATCCTGCGGCGGTGCGGGCGGCTTCCCCTGTTCCGCCTCGGTGCGGCACTGGTCATCTTGAGCCAGATCATTGAGGCCCTCGACGCACTGGTCGGTCTCGACCTCGCGTCCATCCTCCCGGCGCACTACAACGTCGCCGCTATTGTCACGGCCATCGGCCTGCTCAAGATCGTCCTTAGGGGCCTCTTCGTTGTCGCTTCAATGTTCCAAACCAAACCGGAGGAGGGCAGCTAATGTGGCTGCTCACCTTCGCACTCAATCTCTTCTCCAGTCCCATACTCGGCAAAGTCGCCGACTACCTCACGAAGCGCTCCAACGACCAAGCCGTCATGCACGGCCAAGACATGACCGCAGCCACGTCCATCGTGGTCGCGCAAATCCAAGCGGAGATCGCAGCCCGTCAAGCCCAGCTCGCGTTCTCCTCGCGTCACGACAAACTCGTGGCATGGATCGTCGCGCCGTTCATCCTTCATGTGTGGATGCTCGTGCTCGACAGATGCTTCCATCTCAACTGGAACATCGAGATGCTACCCGACCCACTCAACGACTGGGAAGGTCGCATCCTTCTATCGTTCTTCATCCTCTCGCCCGCAGCTAACCTTGCAAAGGCGGCTCTCGGGCTGGTGAAGAAGTAGCAACATGGCCGGTGCCTCTACAGCCTCATCAACTGTACGCGCCGGTCCTCGCTCCATAGCGGAAAGCAACGTGCCCCTTTTAAGGGGGCGTTCAGGTCCAAGACCACCGACTAGACGAAGCCTCTTGGCTCACTCTTGATGCATCTGCGGATGCACTGAGCGTGAATAACCTTTTGCGTCTTCCGATGGCGGGTTCGAGGCCACTTCCTCAATCCACTATGGAGACTACCAATGACCGACACCGTCGTGTCCCGCACCGGCCAAGTTAACCACACTGGCGATGCACTCGCACTATTCCTCAAGGTGTTCTCGGGTGAAGTTCTCACCGAGTTCGAGCGCACCACGCTGTTCACCGACAAGCACTTCATCCGACAGATCACGTCGGGCAAGTCGGCGCAGTTCCCGCTGATCGGTAAGGCGTCCAGCCGTTACCATGTTCCCGGTCAGTGGATCGATGGCACCGTCATCGACCACGCCGAGAAGGTGATCACCATCGACGATCTGCTGATCGCTGATACGTTCATCGCCAACATCGACGAAGCCATGAACCACTACGACGTTCGCGGTCCCTACTCGCAGGAGCTGGGTCGTGAGTTGGCTCAGGCATTCGACACCAACGTCGCCCGCGTCATGGTTCTGGCGGCTCGCGCCTCCAACCCTCTGGCTGGTCGCGCTGGCGGCACCCGCATCTCCAACGCCAACATGGACACCGACAAGGACGCTCTGCGTACCTCGCTGTTCTCGGCTGCTCAGAAGCTCGATGAGAAGAACGTCCCCGCCGAAGATCGCACCGCGTTCTTCCGCCCGGCTCAGTTCTACATCATGGCTCAGGACACCACGCTCATCAACAAGTTCTACGGTGAGACGGGTGGCGATCTGGGCAAGGGCTCGCTGGAGACCGTCGCTGGCTTCCCGATTGTGAAGTCGAACAACGTGCCGTCCGCCGATGACACGCTGAACACGAACGTCCACGCCAAGTATCGCTCGGACTTCAGCAAGACCGTGGGCGTCATCTCGAACAAGATGGCCGCTGGCACCGTCAAGCTGATGGACCTCGCGATGGACGCTCAGTACGAGCCCCGCCGTCAGGGCACCTTCATGGTCGCCAAGTACGCGGTCGGCCACGACTGGCTGCGCCCTGAGTGCGCGGTCGAACTCTACAAGGCGTAAGCCTTCAACCCAGCCGGGGACCTTCGGGTCTCCGGTTTTTTCATTCAAGGATCACAATGGATACCACTGCGCTCGCTCCCATGACGGAGCTTGAGGCCATCAACGATATGCTCTCGCTCATCTCTGAGAGCCCGGTGGCCTCCCTTGACGAGGCATCACGGGTCGCTGATGCACAGACTGCGGTGCAGATACTGCGCCGACAACTACGCGACACACAGGCCCGTAACTGGGACTGGAACACCGAGAGCGGTATGTGGCTCGCGCCGGATATGGACGGCAACATCGTCCTCCCGCGCAACTGCATCAAGGTCGATCCGACCGACCCGCGTCTCGACTATGTGCGCCGGGGCGACAAGCTCTGGGATCGCACCAACCACACATTCAACATCGGCAAGAAGGTCCAGCTCGACCTCGTCATGCTGCTCCCATTTGAGGACATCCCTGAGACCGCGCGTCGCTACATCAGCATCGCAGCCGGTCGCAAGTTCGAGAACCGAATGATCGGTGACGGACAGTCTCACACGATCAACGAAGCTGACGTGATGCAGGCATGGGCCATCCTGTTGCAGGAGGAGTGTGAGAACGCCGAACTCAACGTAGTGAAGGACAGCTCCACGGTGCGCAACATTTCGCATGGTCGCTATCGGCGGTAATGACTAAGCCTGCCTCTGGCACAATTCCAAACCTCGTCAACGGCGTATCACAACAGGCCCCCGCACTCCGTCTCCCCACGCAGGGTGAGCTACAGGACAACTACTACTCGACAATCGTCGAGGGCTTGAAAGATCGACCGCCGACCGAACATATCGCCAAAATCCTCGACTCTCTTCCCGGCAACGTCTTCACTCACATCATCAACCGCGACATCAACGAGAAGTATCTCGTGGTGTTCGACCCGGAAGATGGCATCGTGCGCGTCTTCGACTTCAACGGCGAAGAGCGGGAGGTCTTCTATCCGCGCGGCTTTGGCTACATCGAACATGCCGACAGCACCATGCTGCGGGCGGTCACCGTGGCCGACTACACTTTCATCACGAACACGACCGTGGCAACCGCCATGGACACTGAGGTGCAGCCTACGCGCAAGCCCGAGGCACTGATCAACGTCCTCGCAGGCAACTACGGCAAGACCTACGCCATCCGTATCAACGGCGTGCTCGCGGCCCAGTACATCACTCCCGATGGCGACGTGGCCTCTGAAGCGTCATTCATCGACACGGTCTACATCGCTTCGCAGCTCGATGCGTCGCTCACGGCCAACGGCTTCAATGCTGGCGGCTGGCACTCCAACCGCTACGGCAACGCCATCCACATCTTCCACGAGCTGGGCACCCAGTTCAGCGTCGAGGTGCAGGACGGCTACAACGGCAACGCCATGAAGGCGGCGAAGGGCAGCGTCCAACGCTTCTCCGATCTGCCGTCGTTCGGCCCTGATGGCTTCACCATCGAGATCGCAGGCGACAGCGGTAACACCGGCGACAACTACTACGTCCAGTTCCAGAAGGGCGTGGACGGTCCCGGCGTTTGGAAGGAGAGTGTGAAGCCCGGCACCAAGCTGTATCTCAAAGCAGCGACGATGCCGCATGCACTGATCTCTGAAGCGGACGGCACGTTCACCTTTGACGAGATCGAGTGGGACCCACGCAAGTGCGGCGACAGCGACAGCTCGCCTGACCCGTCGTTCGTAGGCGACTATATCGAGGATGTGTTCTTCCACCGCAACAGGCTGGGCCTGCTGTCTGGTGAGAACTCCATCATGAGCCGCAACGGGTCGTTCTTCGACTTCTTCCGCACCACTGCCACGGCTGTGCTCGACGATGATCCCATCGACGTTGGCGCGTCGCACGTCAAGGTGTCCCTGCTCAAGCATGCGGTGCCGTATCAGGACCAGCTCGTGCTCTTCTCGGAGCAGACGCAGTTCACTGTGAGCGGCAACGATCTGCTGACGCCGAAGACCGTGTCAATCCGGCCCCAGACTGAATACGTCTGCGATGGCAACGTGCGCCCGGTCGGCCTCGGTCAGTCCATCTTCTTCGCCGCACGGCGAGGGGACTACAGCTCGATCTGGGAATACACTATCGACAAGGTCTCGCAGACCGCCTCGGCCAGTGAGGTAACCGCGCATGTCCCGGCCTATGTGCCGAAGGGCGTGTTCAAGATGGCCGGAACGTCCAACGAGAGCGTCCTCGCGATGCTCGCGTCCAGCGACCCCACGCGCATCTACATCTACCGCTTCTACACATCCTCGGATGGGCAGAGGCTGCAGGCAGCGTGGCAGAAGTGGTCATTGCCGGGCGACCCGAAGATACTGAACGTGGAGTTCATCGAGAGTGACATGTTCGTCGTCGCACAGCGCGAGGACGGCGTCTATCTTGAGAAGATCAGGATGCAGCCAAACGCCTTCGACGAGGGCCTCGGCTTCCTTGTGCGGCTCGACCGTCGCATCCACTCGACCGATCTTCCGGCCCCGGCCTACAGCGCTGCATTTGGTTACACTGTCTACACCCTCCCTTACATGCCGTCCGAGAACATCGTGGCGGTTACGTCTCCGGGCGGGAACACACTGCCAGCCATCGAGCTGCCAATCGAGGTCATCAGCGGCACCGGCCTACAGGTCGCCCTCCGTGGCGATACCCGTGGTGCGAAGGTCTGGTTCGGTGAACCTTACGAGCGCCGCTATCGGTTCTCCAAGTTCTTCCTGAGGCAACAGTCGGCGAACGGCGGCAGCACGGCGGTCCAGACTGGGCGGCTCCAGCTCCGTCAGATGACGCTGGCCTACAACAACTCGTCCTACTTCCGGGTCGAGGTCACCCCCGAGGGTCGTCAAACCTACGTCTATGAAATGACCGGGCGCACCTTGGGCAACGCTCAGAACATCCTCGGCCACATCCCGCTTCGGTCTGGCAAAATGTCGATCCCGATCATGTCGCGCAACGACCGGGTCACCATCGACCTCAGCTCCGATAGTTGGATGCCATCGGCATTCATCAACGCGGAATGGCAGGGGACACACAACGAGAAGGCAAGAGAGCTTTAATGGGTTACGTCCAGCGGGCAACCGTTGAAGACGTTACGTTCATCTCCAGGAATTTGAGGCAGGCCGACCGCGACGAGTGCGATGCTACACTAGCAACGCGCCCTGAGCTGATCCTGCCTCAATGCGTGACTCCCGGTCGGGATGTGTGGACCTTCCACCTGAACGACGGGACGCCCGTTGGAGTGTTCGGCGTCGATAGAACACCAGACCCGGATGTCGGCATCGTGTGGATGCTTTCGACTGACGAGATCAAACTACACAAACGAGAGTTTCTCGTAGAGAGCAAGCCGTATGTGCTCGCGCTCAATGACGACTTCCCAATCATCACCAACATGGTGGATGCGCGGAACACCCTTCATCACCGCTGGCTCAAGTGGCTCGGCTTCTCCTTCCTTCGCAGGATCGAACGATGGGGTGCACGCAGCGTCCCCTTCTATGAGTTCGCAAGGATGAAACAGACATGTGCATAATGGCACTGGGCGCACTCGCGCCTATCCTCGGCATGATCAGCAGCATCGGCTCCGCTGTCGTCGGCTATGCCGCGCAGAAGCAGCAGGCTGATCAGCAGAACGCTTACTACGCCCAGAACGCTCGGGCGGCTCAGATGGCTGCTGTCAACCAGTATGCCAACCAGCAGAACCAGATCATCCAGAAGCGCAACGCTGCGGGGCAACAGGTCGAAGAGACCCACATCGCAGCGCTTAAGGCGCGAGGTACGGCGCACGTTGCGTCGGGTGAAGCTGGCGTTACCGGCCTGTCGGTCGATGCCCTCATTGACGACTTCTACGGTCGCGAGGGGCGGCGCGTCGATAGCATCGATCAGAACTACGAGATGGACCGCGACTACATGCGGGCCAACATGGAAAGCACTGAGGCTCAGGCCCAGCAGCGCATCAACAGTGTCCGTCAAGCAGCCGAACCGTCGTTCGCCGACGCCGCCATCCGCATTCTCGGAGGTGTCGCAGGGGGCCTCGGGGGCATGGCTAAGGGCGGCATGACACAGGAGTTCGCGAGCTAATGGCGCGACAAGGACGAGTACAGGTTGAGGAGCTGGCAGGGCCGGTTCCTCTTCAAGCGGCACCACTGCCGGGCGACACCTTCACGGGTGCCGCTCAGGCCCCAATCGACAACAGCCTCACGCGCATTGCGGATGCACTGAGCAGCTTCAACACCTCGCTGTCCAGCTTCGGCACCGCCGCCAAGCAGGCTCAGCTCAAGCAGCTCGACGAGGCCGAGGGCGCACGCGCCAACAAGATGATCGCAGGCTGGACGCCGGATCAGGCTATCGAGGCTGTACAGAATGGCACGCTGGCCAACTTCCAGCACCCGCATTGGAAGGCCGCAGTCGAGAAGAACAGCGGTCAGGCTTACGGCGAGCGGATCATGGGCGGCGTCCAGAACATGATCAAGACGGGTCAGATCGACCTTAGCTCCGAAACGGACAACATCTCCGACATCGTCACGAAGGCGACTAACGACGAGCTGCAGAATGTGCCGCCGTGGTTTCAGGCTTCCAAGGCTGGCATGGCCGGTCTCATGCAGCGCATTGAAGCGGGTCGCGACCAGCTCATCCGTGCCCAGACCGAGCAGCGTGCTGCCGCCTTCACGCGCAAGCAGGAAGGTGTGGTCTACGATCAGTTCAGCAAGATGTTCGATGTCACCCAAGGCGACAACGCGGAGATCACGCAGAGCAAGATCAGGGGCGTCTATGCCGACCTCGGCAACAGCAAGTTCCTACGCAACGATCAGGTCGATAAGGTTCTGATTGACGTGCTCCGCAACAAGGCCGCTGACCCGAACTCAGTCGAGGCTGTGGTGCATGCGCTGAGCATTGATCGCGTCGGCAAGGATGGCGAGAAGGTCCCGGCGCTGGGCGCGAACCCGCGCTATGTGCAGGACATCACCCAGATCAGGGATACAGCCCGCGCCACGCTGACCAAGAAGTACGACGAGACCGCCGAAGCTACCGCGAAGAAGAACGTGCGGGACGCCATCGATCGACAGGACGGCTCTGTCTGGACGATGAACTCGACCAGTTATGAGAACCCGTATGCGAAGGGCGACAAGACCCGCACCATCGACATGTCCAAGACCAAGGACGCGGCGGCTGTGGACTACCTGACGTGGAGCAAGCAGCTCGCAGGCTCGCGACGTGAAAGCCCAGAGAACCAGTATCAGCGCGAATGGAACACCATGACCGCGAACAACATGCCGAACCCGGCGTGGACTGAGATGCTGTCGAGCCCGTCCAAGGCGTTCGCCAATCCGCAGTCGCTTACCAACCCGGTACAGCGGCAGCAGGCTATCGCGTCTGGCGAGCTGTTCATGCGGATGTCGGAAGCGAACTATCCGTATGTGAAGAACACGCTCAAGCTCGACAAGAACGCGCTCGACTTCAATCAGGTCTATCAGGTTGCACGTCAACTGGGTAAGAACGAGGACCAGTCTCTCGACATGGCGGCGGCTGCAATCCGCACTCCCGACAACGAGAACGACATGGCGGTTCGCTCCCAGCGGGCGAAGGATGTCGAGGCCAAGGTCAAGTCTATGGACTTCGGCACTGGTTGGCAGAGCTACATCCCGTTCAACAACAGCAACGCCAAGAACAGCGGCGCGGTGCAGAAGCGCATCCTCGACGTGGCTACCGTCCTCGTTCGCGTCCCCGGCATGTCGCTGGACGATGCGGTGAAGGGCGCTGCCGAGATGGTGCAGAAGCGCTCGGTCTATGTGAATGGTCACGTCGTGGCCGACAACGGCTACATGCCGCCGAAGCAGCTCACCGGCAACATCGAGAAGGCGCTCGCCGACTACCATGCCCAGTACGGCAAGAAGGAAGCCGTTGGCTCTGCCAGCGATCTCTCCATCGAGCCCATGGGCGGTGGCACGTTCCGCATCATCGACGCCTCGCAGGAGGGCGGTAAGCCGCTCTACGCGCAGGACGCCAAGGGCCGTGTGATCCCCGCTACGATCACGATGGCGCAGCTCACACGCATGCAGAAGAACACCGAGGCTGACACTGAGGTGACCCGAGAAGCTGCACAGGTTGAGAACCGGAGGGCCGCAGAGGCCGCTGATGCTGCCCGCATCCGCAACACCCCGGATCGTCTCCTGTCACCAGCCCAGCGCGAGACAAAGCGTGCTCTCGGTCCCGATCCGGCGCTCGACGCCTTCACGAACCTCAACGGCGGCGGGGAGATGATCCCGCCACAGCAGTTCGAGGACACCTTCAAGAAGCTCTTCCAGCGGCCCCACGGGCGTCTGGGCAAGCAGAACTAACCCATCAACCGGCGAGGGGAGAGCTGAGGCTCTCTCCCGCTCATTAGGATATTTCAATGGATGAACTCCAGCAGCAGCCTATCGTCCCTGAGGGTGACGTTGTCGTTGCACCCGAAGTCAAGGAAGAGGTTGCCAAGCCAGCCGTCGAGGCCGCTCCGTCACCGGACGCCGCGCAGCCGGTAGCCAACAGCCAGGTCGAAGCGCAGCCCATTGCGCCCGTACCTGACGATGCACTTCTCAAGGGTCTCGAGACTGCAGCGCCGTTGCCCGTGCAGGAGAAGCGGTCACCCGTCGTCTCCACCGCCGTGCAGCAGCTCACGCCTTATCTGGGCGCGGGCAAGGACACCTCGCATCTCTCAGGGATGCAGGACGTTCTCGCTGACCGTCTCTCCCGCCTCGTGAACGAAGCCCCGCCGTCTGTGCGTGAGGGCTTCAAGATCAACTCGGGCTATCGTTCGAACGAGCGTCAGGCTCAAATCTTCAAAGAGGCCGTGGCCAAGTATGGCTCCGAGGAAGCCGCCCGCAAGTGGGCTGCACCTCCCGGCAAGTCGAACCACAATCACGGCAACGCCGCCGACATCGGCTTCCAGACCGAAGAGGCCCGCGCATACTTCCACGCCAACGCCGCTCGCTATGACCTCGCGTTCCCCATGGCGCACGAGCCGTGGCACATCGAGACTCGTGAAGCTCGCATGAAGCGTCCTGTCGTGGACGTGCCGGGCCATATCCGGGGCTATATCGACGAAGCAGTCGAGCGTTCGGGCACGCCGCTCAACGTGATGCTCGCTATCGGTAAGCAGGAGAGCGACTTCGGTCGGAACCTCAAGAACACCTCCAGCTCCGCTAAGGGCATCTACCAGTTCATCGACGGCACATGGACGCAGATGGTGTCCAGCAGCGCTGCGATCTACGGCCTGCCGACTACGGTCAAGGTCGATGACGAACGCGCCAACGTGCTGATGGCTGGCGAGTATATGCGCCAGAACAAGATCGCATTCGAGAAGGCACTTCAGCGCCCCCAGAAGGACGGTGAGATGTACATCTCGCACTTCATGGGCACACAGGGCGGCATCGACTTCGTGAAGGCATGGGAACAGAACCCCGGCCAGAACGCGGCGGCTGCATTCCCGAAGGCTGCGAACGCCAACAAGACGATCTTCTACAACGACAACGGCACGCCGCGCTCGATGGCTCAGGTCTACAGCAAGCTGTCTGCGTATGTTGACGGCAATACCGACTACAAGACCTCAACCGGCCCGGCCAACTTCGCGGCTCCTGTAGCTCCGGCCAATATGCTCCCGGCTCGTCCTGCTTCAACGCAGAAGGAGACGATGGACATGAACGAGGCCATGGCGAAGCGCGAAGCTGAGATGCCGTGGTATCAGGGCGTGGCCGATGCGGTGAGCCAGAACTCGATCACCGCCCGCATCCTGCAGCAGAACCCGCACTTCACTCCCGACAGCTCCTTTGTGCTCACGCCGCAGACGCAGCAGCAGCTCCAGAAGGACTACCAGCTCACACCGGACATGATGCCGAGGCTGGAGAAGGCGGTGTCCGCGAACCACGCTGAATACATCGCCGCACAGGCGCAGCGTGATCAGCAGGCGCAGGAGCATCTCAGCAACATGGGCTGGAGCGGCGCGGGCCTCTCGCTCGCAACGGCACTGCTCGATCCGGTCGCACTCGGCGTTGGCATCGGCTCTGGTGGCCTCGCGGATGTCGCGGCGGTCGCTATGGGTGCCGGTCGCGTTGGCCGTATGGCGATGCAGGCAGGCGCTGGTGCCGGGGCTAACGTCGGCCTTGAGATGGCTGAACGTGCCACGGGCGGTCCTGAGGGCCACAGCCTTCTGATGACTGCAGCCATGGGTGCAATGTTCGGCGGTGCCTACGGCCTGCTGTCTCGCAACCCGGCCACGCTGGAGGAAGCCCGTAAGCTGGCGAACCTCGGCAAGTCCATGAAGGACGATCTACAGAACGGCACCTCGCTGTCGTCTGGCAACCTTGGCGCTGCGGGTAACCCCAACGCGACCGAAGCCTTCCTGAACGACAAGGCATTCATTGCCACGCAGGACAAGGATGTTGCCTACACGGTCAACTCCATCATGGGCGTCAAGACCGGGCGCTTCGATAGCGTCGGCCAGTTGAAGTCCGTGAAGGACCCCAACACCCGTCTCGTCGGGGGCGCACTCGGTGAGGACGCAGTCGGCAACGCAGACCACTCGCTCAACTCGTTCTCCGCAACGGAGGACATGGAGCGGATGCACCGCGCCGATCTGGCGCAGCTCAATCAGATGTGGGCTCCCGCTGCGTCGGAGTGGGCGAAGGACAATGGCTTCCGCCTCGGTCGACTTACGGGCGGCGCGGAGTTCAACGACCTCGTCACGAGCTACATCCGCAACACCGACAAGACACTGGAGTGGCACCCCGCTGTGAAGCGCTTGGGTGACCACATCGCTGCGATGAACCGCGAGAAGCTTCTCGATGCCCAGAACCCGCTACGCCGTGAAGGCATGGTAGGTCGCCCGCTCAAGGGCTGGGAAGAGATACCAGAGAACCCGAACTACATGATGCGCATCTATGACGGCTTCAAGGTCAACCAGTTGATCGACGACAGCCTCGAAAATGCAATCGGTCAGCGAGGGCTGGAGACTTGGTTCAAGAACGCGATGCGCAAGGCGCAGACGTGGATGGACGAAGAGCTGCTCGACAAGATCGCAGTCGGCACCGTGAAGCGCCTTCGCAATAAGGCCAACGGCATCGACGAAGCGATGAACATGATGCACTCCGGGTTCGACCTCGATCACTTGAAGTCGATCCTCGTGGAGGAGGGGATGGACGAGAAGCGCCTTGAACAGGTGCTCGGCACTGTTCGCCTCAACACGGAGCGGGGCGTAGACGCTCGCGCTCGCCATCGTATCTTGCTTGATGAGACGCACGTCGAACGTGGCTACCGTACTATCAACGGGCAGACCCGCGACATCGCACTCAGTGACTTCACCGTCACCGATGCGAAGCAGCTCAGCGACATCTACTTCCGTCACATGAACGGTCGTATCGCACTGGCTCGCGTCCGCATCCAGAACCCGACCACGGGTGAGATGCTGGTGAACGGCATCACGTCGGACACCGAGTGGGCAACGCTGCGCACCAAGCTGCGGCAGTCCATGCTCGATAGCGGCATGTCGCGAGGGGAGCTTGACAAGGCTACGGCCAACCTCGACTTCCTCTATGACCGCACTCTCGGTCGCCCTGATCCCGGCCAGAACGGGCAGTGGGCCGATTGGCTCCGTCGCGTTCGCAAGTACAACTTCGTGCGACAGGCGGGCGGCTTCGGTCTCGCGCAGCTCCCTGAAATGGCGATGATCCCGGCACAGCTCGGCGTCAAAGCGTTCATGCAGCACATGCCCGCGTTCAAGCGCATCGTCACCACCGATGGTCGGACAATCCTCAAGGATGGTCTGGCTGCTGAGTGGGAAGCGGCGTTCGGCAACGGCACTGACCGTATGCGCGGCATGCAGTTCTTCAAGAACGAAGAGCTGGGCTATCACTCGCAAGGCGCGATGGGCAAGCTCGACAACGCGCTCGACTTCGCACAGAACGCCGTCGCAGAAGCATCGGGCATGACGACGATCAACACCATGCTGCAGCGTACCACCGCGAAGGTGATCACGCAGAAGTTCGCAGACATGGCACTCGATGCCTCCCAAATCAACATGAAGCGCATGGCCTCCCTCGGCCTCAGCGACGCGATGCTCAAGCGCATCCTCGCCCAGACTAAGCACTTCACGAAGGAGGACGGCATCCTGTTCGACGGCAAGGTCACCAAGATGAACCTTGATAAGTGGGACGACATGGGTGCCCGTGCGGCATTCGAGAACTCCGTCTTCCGCTGGTCGCGTCGGATCATTCAAGAGAACGACATCGGCAACATGCATCGCTGGGCGAGCGGCCCTCTGTGGCAGATGCTCTTCCAGTTCCGCACCTTCTCGATCAACTCTTGGAACAAGCAGTTCATGCTGAACATGCACATGAAGGACATGACCTCGTTCCACGTCATGACGTTCTCGCTCCTCGCTGGTGCGGGCGCGTATGCAATGCGGACACAGATCAACGCTGTTGGTCGCTCCGACCGTGAGGACTTCCTCGCGAAACGGCTGTCACCTGAGAAGCTCGCAGCCGGGGCATTCCAGAACACTGGCTGGTCCTCGCTCATCCCCATGGGCATCGACACGGCAGGCTACCTCACGGGCAACAGCCCCGTGTTCGACGCACGAACGTCAGGCAACGCTTCGGACATCATCTTTGGATCACCCACCGTGGGCTTCATCGACGACATCTCCAAGGCTGCGAAGGGCGTTGTGCAGCCGATGAAGGATGGCCGCGAACGATCTCAGTTTGAGTATCGCAACATCGCAGCGGTCGCGCCTCTCAAGAACTGGGCACCATGGCAAGGGCTTCTGTCCTCCATGATCTCCGGTGCCCCTGAAAGGCCCCCGCGCTAACACACATGTGGGGAGGGTTAGGTTGTACGCCTACCCTCCCTGCTCAACATTGAAAGAGATATGGCAAGCTACGTCTTCTATCCGGGGGATGGAACTCAGACCGACTGGTCCGTTCCGTTTCCCTACCTCTCGACCGACCACGTCTATGTCTCAGTAGCGGGCGTCGAGCAAACGATCACTTGGTTGAACTCCGCACTCATCCGCATCACCCCGGCAGCTCCCGCTGGCACGGCTCTGCTCTTGCAGCGTGTGACCCAGAAGACGCCGATGACTGTGTTCGAGAACACCAACAACCTTACCGCTGAGAACCTGACCCTCGCCGAGACGCAGGCGCTGTTCATCGCGGAGGAGGCCAGCGACCGCGCTGCGCTCTCTATCGCCATCGACAATGCGACCGGGCAGTACAACTTCCAAGGTCGTCGAGCCATCAATGTCGCCGACCCTGTCGATGCACAGGATGCGGTGACGAAGAACTGGGCCGAGACCGGCATGTCGTCGCAGCTCACGCAGGCGACCTCTCAGAAGGATCAGGCTGTAACTGCCCGCATAGCGGCTGAGGCTGCTCGCGATCTGGCGATCTCCAAGGCTGCTGCCACGGCGGCGGACTCACTGACGACTGCTGCTGATCGTGTCCAGACCGGACTGGATCGTGTGGCTACCGCTGCTGATCGCGTACAGACCGGCGCAGATCGCGTTGCGACCGGACAGGACCGTTCGACCGTTGCAGCCGACAAGGCCACTGTAGCTGCCGATAAGGCGACTGTAGCTGCCGATAAGGGCACCGTGGCTTCAGACCGGATCACCGTGGCGACGGACAAGGCGACCACGCAGAACTATCGCGACACCGCGAAGACGCATCAGGACAACGCTGCGGCCTCCGCTGCTGCGGCTGCTGCCTCCGCTGCGTCAGTTGATGGTCCGAACCTCCTTACGAAGTCTGGCAACCTTACGGGCCTTGCTGACAAGGCGGCGTCTCGGACCAACCTCGGCCTCGGCGGTTCTGCCGTCAAGGATGTGGCAACGGCTGCGGAGCTGCGCTCGAACACCAACACTGGCGTCGTCTCTGTCGATAAGGCGTGGGATGCTGCTGCGTGGGTGCCGCTTGGCAATATCACGGGTGCTGTGACCATCGACGCCAGCACTGGCGCTCGCTTTCGCGCCACGCTTGTAGGCAACGTCACCATTGACGTGAGCAATCTGAAGGATGGTGCGCCATTCGAGCTGGCCTTCCTGCAGGATGCCACAGGTGGCCGCACGGTTAGTTGGAATGCGAAGTTCAAGTGGCCCAGCGCTGCCGCTCCTGAGGTGGCAACTACCGCCAGTGGCTACGCTGTCATCGTGACGAGTGTAGGCGCTTGGAACGGAGACATCATCGCGGCGGGTTGGAAGGTGACAGCGTAATGCTGTTCCCATTCCTGAAGTCGCGCATCGGCGGCGCTGACATCGACATGATGCCGAACCCGTTCTCGTTCCCGACCGTAGCAGGTCAGGCACCGAACGTGCTGGTCGCATCTTCCGTCGTGCAGATCACGGGGATCAGCGTGCCTGTTCCCGTCAGTGTTAGTGCGGGCCAATTCCGCATCCTCGACGCCACGCAGACGATAGTCATTCAAGACTGGGCCACGTTCGGCATCATCAAGAAGGGGCAGTGCGTCCACCTTCGCATCACCTCGTCGAATGCCTTCAGCGGCACGGTCAGCATGACTGCCTACGTCGGTAAAGGTAGTGCGACTTGGTCCGTCACGACGGTCGCCGTTTCTGGTGGCTCCGCTGGCTGGGGCACTCCTGGGCAGTATGCCGTCGTGATCCCGTACCACAACTCGTTCAACTTCGATGTCTACGGAGCCGGTGCAGGAGCGGGAGGCTTCATCGGGTTGTCCGATGGCCCGAGCTATAACGCCGGCGCCGCCGGAAATGGCGGCGGCTACTCGCAGATTTATGACGAGGAAACCGGCGGCGGGAAGGTGAACGTCATCGGCTGGACGGGCGGGGGCGGTCCCGGTCAATACTTCAATGGCGGGGGCTTTGTCGTCGATGGCAACGGAGCGGCTGGTGGAGCGCAGGGCGGCGACGGAAACGTGCCGGGCGGTGGTGCCGGTGGCGGCGGGGCGGGCTACTCCTACTGGAGCTACAATCCGGGACAGCCTTTCTGGGGCAGTGCTGGTGGCCCCGGCGGTCGCGCTTATCGGAGCATCGGGCGCGGCCTTCTTACGCCCGGCACCCGCCTGATCATCAACGTTGGAGCCGCAGGCGGTCGTGGCGGCAATGGTTACAACCCGTATGGCGATCCTTTGTACGCCTACGGCGGCGAAGCCGGTAACGGCGCCTGTTACATTTCATGGGGTTAACAATGCAATATGTAGTTCAAGAAACTACTCCCGGTGCATTCGTCGAAGTACAGTTCGGCGAAAGCATCTCTATTGGCGAAGTGCTACATCCGTGGCAGATCACCGAACTATGGGCTGACGCGGAGCTGGAGGCCATTGGCGTCTTCCGCGTTGACCCTGCTGTACCACCGAATGAGAACGCAGTGGTCATCGACTACTCGTTCAGTCGTGTGGAAGGGAAGGTCGTTCAGCTTCTCAATCTCGAATTTCGAGACCCACCGCCGCTCAAGGTTTCACCTCGGCAGCTTCGCCTCGCAATGAACGAGCTAGGGCTCCGCGACGAGATCGAAGAGTATGTGGCCTCACAGTCTCGCGACGTGAAGGATAGCTGGCAATACTCCACGGAGTTCTACGCCACGCATCCCTTCGTTCAGGGCGCGAAGGAGCAGCTCAACAAATCGGACGAGGAGCTGGCGTTTCTGTTCGCCACCGCTTCCATGATCCCGACGTGAACCTTGAGAACGTAACGAACGGGACGGCAGTAGGCGCTGTCACCAGCTACTTCTGGCTCCCGACGTTTCACTCACTCTCGGCGGCGTGCGCTGAGATCGTGCCGGTCCTCGGTGCCCTTTGGCTCCTGATCCAGATCGGCTTCAAGTTCTATGATCGGTACAGCGGCAAGCCGTGATCCGTATTCGTAAGGTGGACGGTCGCAAGCACTCTCGTGTTCTTTGCGATCTCCACGATGCGACATTCGAGGGCACCGCACCCGCCGTTGATACATCCGAGGGCTACTGGTGGCTCGCGTATGACGAGGGCGTTCCGGTCGGCTTCTCAGGCGTCATCCAGTCCACGCTGGCTGATGGCGTACTATACTTCAAGCGCGTTGGTGTTCTCGCATCACATCGCGGGCAGGGGCTCCAAGCGAAGCTCCTCCGTGCGTGTGAACTCTGGGCCAAGCGTGAAGGCTGGGACAGGATCATCAGCGACACGACGTTCGACAACATCGCATCCGCAAACTCATTCATCCGTGCAGGCTACCGGCTATTCGAGCCGCCCAATCGCTGGGCGTTCAAGACCGGGCTGTACTGGAGCAAGGACATCACATGAGCAATCAGGGCAAGGCATCGCAGGAGGTCATGGAAATTCTCCACGGCATCCTCGCCACGTCGCTCGCCGACAAGATCAAGGACGGTACGGCCACTGCGGCTGACCTCTCGGTCGCTCGCCAGTTCCTCAAGGACAACGGCATCGACAGCATCCCAACCAAGGGCAACGGCATCGGCAAACTTGCCGAGCAGCTCCCATTCCAAGACACGGAAGACGAAGACGAATGATGACATTCAGTCAGGCACTACACTTCATCAAGCTGGGCCATCGCGTTGCCCGCTCGGGTTGGAACGGGAAGGGCATGTTCCTCTTCCTCGTCAACGGCTCGACCTTCACGGTCAACCGCCCGCCGCTCCTCGGCATCTACCCCGAGGGCACTGAGGTGAAGTATCACGCCCACATCGACATGAAGACTGCGCAGGGCGACGTGGTGCCTTGGGTGGCGTCCCAATCAGATCTTCTGAGCAACGACTGGGCGCTCGTTGACTAAGTCGACTAAGGCCCACCTTAAGGGGACGACCAGCCTCACTAACGCTGATCCCCTTAAGGCGGACTTCCGCAACTTCCTTTGGATGGTCTGGAAGCATCTCAATCTTCCTGAGCCCACACCAGTCCAGTATGACATCGCCAAGTTCCTGCAGCACGGCCCGCGCCGCTGCGTCATCGAAGCCTTCCGGGGCGTCGGCAAGAGCTGGGTGACCTCGGCATTCGTATGTTGGTTGCTGTATTGCGACCCGCAGCTCAAGATCATGGTCGTCTCCGCGAGCAAGACCCGCGCTGATGACTTCTCCACATTCACTCTGCGGCTGATCAACGATATCGAGCTGCTGCACTTCCTGCGCCCGCAGGCTGACCAGCGCAACTCCAAGATCGCGTTCGACGTTGGCCCGGCCCAGCCAGACCACTCGCCCTCGGTGAAGTCGGTCGGCATCACCGGCCAGCTCACGGGCTCCCGCGCCAACTACATCATCGCCGACGATATCGAGGTGGTGAACAACTCAGCGACACAGGCCCTCCGCGATAAGCTGAGCGAGCTGGTCAAAGAGTTCGACGCTGTGCTCAAGCCGGGCGGTCGCGTGATCTACCTCGGCACTCCTCAGTGCGAGCAGTCGCTCTACAACTCGCTTCCCGAACGCGGCTACGTCGTCCGCATCTGGCCCGCTCGTTATCCGACGCCCGATAAGCGGGACAAGTACGGTGCCAAGCTCGCGCCCTTCATCAGCAACAAGCTGGACATGGACGAGACGCTGGCGTGGCAACCCACGGACCCGATCCGGTTCGACGACGAAGACCTCACCGAGCGAGAGTTGTCCTACGGGCGCTCTGGCTTTGCCCTCCAGTTCCAACTCGACACGAGCCTCTCAGATGCGGATCGATATCCTCTTCGCTTGCGCGATCTTGTTGTTCTCAGCCTTGATCCTCTACGCGCACCTTCGGACCTCGCGTGGGCCTCAGGGCCGGACCAGCTCTTCAGTGAAGTCCCTGCTGTCGGACTTAACGGCGATCATTATTACCGTCCGATCTTCGTAAGTAAGGACTATCTGGAATACGAAGGCTCCGTCATGTTCGTCGATCCCTCGGGACGCGGCAAGGACGAGACCACCTACGCTGTCGTGAAGATGCTCCATGGGCGTCTGTTCCTCACGGACATCGGGGCGTTCCTCGGCGGCTACGACGACAAGACCCTCGGCGACATCTGCATGGCCGCGCGTCGGCAGCACGTCAATCTGATCCTGTGCGAGCCCAACTACGGCGGCGGCATGTTCACCCAGCTCCTCTCGGCCAAGGCCCAACAGGTCTACCCGGTCGAGGTGAAGGACGCTGAATGGGCCAAGGTCCAGAAGGAAGCCCGGATCATCGACACGCTGGAGCCGATCATGAACCAGCACCGGCTCATCGTCTGCCCGAGTGTCATCCAGAAGGACTACAACTCCACCGAGTCTTACACGGCAGATAGCCAGCAGGCATATCGGCTGTTCTATCAGATGACCCGGATCACCCGTGACAGGGGCGCTCTGAAGCACGACGACAGGCTGGACGCGGTCGCTGGTGCGGTGGCGCACTGGACCGAGTACATGAACCGCGACAGCGAGAAGGCGCACCTGACGGCTCGTGAGGCCGCTGTGGACGCCGAGCTGCAGAAGTTCATGGATCAGGTCATCGGGCGGGACCGCTTCAACACCGGCACCGAGGACCGCTTCGCCAGCTCAATCATGAGTGGAAGGCGACGCTGACGTTGCAACTTCCCCGATAAGGTTGCACGTCTACTATTATGCTCCCCTCCGTTTACCTAATAGGTCCACTGAGGGGAGCCTGAGGTGAGGTTAAGGTTCACTGACCATCCTTGGGGTCCCCAGTAAGGATGAGACCCTAAGCAAGACCATGTGATGGTGAGACCGAGGTTGCCATGCCGTTGCCTACTCCGAAGCCTTACACCCATGTCCGCCTTATGGATGAACCGGGGACTATGGATCGATACGAGATCAGGGTGTCCACCTTCATCGAGTACGACGACAATCCGGGGAGGAGGGCTATCAACGGGAAGCCCACCAAGGAGCAGGCTCTGCAGATGGCCAAGGAGATCGCCCGGCAGAAGCGGATCGAGTATCCGTGACCGAGACCCGCCCCATAGCCTCGCTGACGCTCGGCTCCAGGGCGGAAGTAGGGCAAGGCTCTCTAGGAGGCCCGTACAGTGCCCTTTCACCGGCACCCTCACTGACCCTGCTGTGCACCTCAAAGAGCGCACCCTGAGCCACGCCTGCTGACCGTAGAGTGTCTCCGAAGTGCATGTGAGGTGGGTTGCGGATAGTTGGTGAAAATCTCTGAAGTGGGGGCTCGAACCCTAAGGTGGCGCGTTTCCCCCGTGGCCCCTCGCGATCCACACGCATTGCAGGGCGATTGGCACCGCACCTTGTCACCGCACCATGCTAAGCCATTGATATGACTCAGGTCGCACGGGATGATGCATCCACATTGCCCATGAAATGCAGGGGCGGGGCGCTATCGGGGCAGTGCAAGGCGTTGCGGTTCGTCCGCCTTCATCTTCATATCAGTGTATTTGCGATTGCAGCCCGCACCTTCAATGCACCTCAACAGCACGTCAGAGGCACGTTAGCGCCACGCCAGCGCAACGGCAGTGCCACCATGGGCCGCGTCTATAGTGCACGTCAGGTGCGCATGAGGTGACAGGGGCAGGGCGCTTGCATTGTCACCACACGCCGCACCCACGTTGTCACCTCAGTGCACCTCAGATGCACGGGCAGGGCGCTATCGTGTGCCGTATGGCTTCCATTGTCCTGCAGCGTCATAGCGCCCGCCGTCACTGCGCACCTTGCCGTCATTCCACGTTAGCAGGGCCATTACAGCCACTGCGATTGCACCCAAGATAACGATTTGCTTGGCCTTCATAACTACACTTCGACTCCGAAAGCGGTGACAAAACAGTGGATTATAAAATTGTTCTGTCTACCTGCATTTTATTGTTGACCTTCCAAACGTAGCAAGTCTATAACTGGCCACAGTCGAGGCAAGGCATGCGATGCCTGCCACCGCTAAGGTGGTCTCGATCTACGGCAAGGCGGGCTCTGCAAGAGCATACGAAACCCGCAGCACGGTTGCTCCGATCCAACCGCCCTATGATGCACCTACGCGAAAGCGCAAGGCCACTCAAGGGCGCTGCAGGGCGGGCGCGGTCTACCGGCAATACACTCTCCCAATTCAAACACAGAGCGCTGCACTGCATCCGCGACAACCCGCAACATGCAAGGCCGCTGGCCACTACCGCGAACCGATCCGGTTTGCTGCAGCGCTCAAGTTTGGCTTGCTGGCCAATGTCCCCATCTGTTTTTTTGTCAACTCACCTACCAATCATAGAGGGTCTACCATGTCTAACTATCCGGTTTCGAACGGCTATCGCTTGCTGTCCCCATCCAATCCCAAGATCAATAAGGGTCGCGCCGTAGGGTATCAGACATTCATCCTGCATCTCGCTCCAGCCAAGCTTGCTGGCTTCAATACCTGCCCGATGGCGACCGCTGGCTGTAAGGCCGCTTGCCTCAACACTGCAGGGCGGGGCGGGATCATGGCCGGTCACGGTATCCTCACTGAACGCGATGTGGCCGCTGGCATTCACAATCAAATTCAGGCCGCTCGCATCCGCAAGACCAAGGCATTCTTCACTGACCGCGAAGGGTTCATGAAGGTGCTGCACAAGGACATTGCGAAGGCCATCCGCGTCGCTCGCTCCAATGGCTTCATTCCCGTGTTTCGCCTCAACGGCACGTCTGATATTCGCTGGGAAAGCATCCCGGTTGAAGGTCACGCCAGCATCTTCGCAGCGTTCCCTGACGTGCAATTCTACGACTACACGAAGATTGCCAACCGCAAGAACCTGCCAGCTAACTACGCTGTGACGTTCTCGCTCGCCGATGGCAACGATAAGCAGGCCGCTGCAGCGCTCGCTAATGGCCTGAACGTGGCCGCTGTGTTTCGGACGAAGGAAGCCGTGGCGCGGGTTGAGGCTGCAGGCTTCATGGGCCATCCCGTGTTCAATGGCGATGAAAGCGATCTGCGCTTCCTCGACCCTGCGCACCACGTCATTGCGCTCTACGCCAAGGGCAACGCCAAGCGCGACACACTTGGGTTTGTGCGTGACTGATCACCTTCCAGTCATAGCCTAACTACACAAGGCAAGCTTATCGACACAGGGCATCGCAAGTGCCCTGCACGATGCGCTCATGCATCTTTGTGGAGGTTCTACCGTGACACGCCGCAACTACAATGCCGCTGCAGTGGATGCAGCCATTGCTCAGAGCAACCGCTCAGGCTGCAAGATCAATGGCCGCGAAGCGAAGGCAATCCACGCGCTGCTGCAGGGCAGGGCACCGCGCCCTTACTACACATTGGCCGTTCGCTATGACGGAAGATGGAGCTGCGAATTTGGCGACTATGCCCGCGACGTTGTCGAGCAAGAGCTGCAGGACGTTCGCGACAACTCAGGCATCCGCAAAGCGGACTTGAAAATCATCACCACGGGTTCGTCACAGGCCGCAATTGATGCGGCGATCACTGCACTCAACGAGGTATCGGGCAAATGAGACTTCCAAACGTAGCGCAGGTCACCTGCAAGCCAACCGCAACGACCACCTATTGCGGCCACTACACATTCAACCGGAAGGGCGGCGTGCTGCGCTTCCATGGTCATAAGTTCTTCGAGGATCGTGACCATTTCGAGCGCTGTCTGGTGGCGTGGAACAAGTCGAATGACTGGCACTACGAGGCACGTCTGATGCCCGTTATGTCCATCGGTCAGGATGAGATCGACTACGCGCTGCAGTCGGAGGCCGCATGATGACGTGGGACCTCAAGTGCATGTTCGCCCTCGCGTTCATCGGCTCGTTCGCCATCCCGGTCTGGGTGCTGCAATGAACGATCCGCAGAGCATGGTGGAGCGCGTCAAGCACGGCACACGCGAGACAACTACACATCTGGTGACGGTGGATGACCTGATCATCTACCGCACGAAAGAGGGCGGGCTCTGTGTCGAGTTCGTTCGCTGCGATGCCAAGGGCAAGCCCGCTGAGGGCTACCGCATCACAGTCTGCCCAGAGGATGCAGGGCGCATCCGCAAAGCTTGAACTAATCCGAGGGGCTTCACGGCCCCTCCAGTGAGTTCAATCGGGCTCTTCAACGCGCAACCGGGACGGGGATATTTCATGCGCCTTCGATACGATCCTTTCAGGCAACAGTTTGAACATTCGCGCGAATACGATTGCCTCAACAGTTACGAGCGCAAGGTGCTGCTCGACCACGTTAAGCGCTGGTGCCGGGACTGGGATGGCCAGCGGACGCGAGAGATCGCGTTGCCACTTAAGCCGCGCGTGATGGTCCGCCCGCCGTCCATGCCACACCGCATGGTGAAGATGAGGCGCGTCGAGGTGATCCTGACTGAGCCGGTCATTCCCGGTCGGCGCGAGAATGCCGAAGAGAAGGCACGCCGCGAGCTGATGCAGTTCATGGCACACGCCAACCTTATGAACCCAGCGCAGTTCCTTCGCCCGAATAAGTTCGCTGCCATGGTAGGCAACGACAGGCCACCGCGCGACTTCATCCTGCCCGCCGCGCAGCAGAAGGCCATGGCGGACATGAAGGCTTACTGTGTGGCCGACGTGAAGATGGCACAGATCGCCCTGGCCCCTCCGGTGATCGATAAGCCGGTACAGTCCGCAATCGGCCCGCTCAGCCGCTGGGATCATGGTGAGGACTTCATCGTGGCGCTGCGCAAGAGGGGCTACGAAGAACTGGGCCGGGGCTGCTTCTCCGCAGTGCTCGCCAAGAAGAACAGCAGGCGCGTGATCAAGGTCAACTTCCGCGCCGACCCGTGGCTGGACTATGTGGTCTGGGCTGCGAAGGCGGGGCAGGCGGGGAAGTTCGCTCCGAAGGTGTTTAGCTATCGACGCTTCAACATCGGGCGCGGCAGTGAGTTTTATGTCGCTGTCATGGAGCGGTTGAACGGCAACGCCTACGAGCTGGCCCATACCAACCGGCCACGACACCGGGCGTACCTAGCGCTCACTCAGTTCATGCGCAACCGCGACGATGCGAAGGGTGTCACTGCAGAGCGCGAGCTGCCGGGCGCCATCACCTTCGCGGTCTTGTTCAGGACGGCCTTCCAAGGCAAGCGCTTCGACCTTCACGAGGGCAACTTCATGCAGCGCGAGGATGGAACCTTGGTCTGCACTGATCCGCTTTCGGACGGGACCACCACCGCACCGTCGAGGATGCGTCACCGCGACCTCGCCGCCCTTCACGCTGCCTAATAACCTTCCATGCATAGGTAGACTACACAAATGAAGCGACGCATTTTCACTAGCATCAAGTCAGCACGCCACGCAGGGCTGCAGGCTGTCACGGGCAGGGCGCTCCAGTTCAAGATCGAGGCCACTGTCATCTGGAACAAGGATCGCTCTGCCGACATCGGTTGGCAGGTTTCGCTCTGGAGCCCTGTGGGTAACTTGAAGGGCTGGGTGCGCGGATGAGTTATGAACAGGCAATCGATCTCGTCGGCGATGCACCGGCTTGGGTGCTGGAGGGGATCATCGAGCGACAGCCGAAAAGGTCGCGTTATGCACAGGCCGCTTGGGTGCTTTTGAAGAAGAAAGTGGGAGCCTGAAAACAGTAATCATTCCCGCAACGTTTCGTGCACCAAGTCATGTTCCCGCCTCAATAATTTGTTGCTGACCTTCCAATCATAAAATATCCCGTGACGTAGTTGGTGAGCGATTGGAAGATTAGCTTGCAGACAAAGCTATTGAACGGAAGGACATTATCCCTAGACAAGGGGCTCTGTTCTCGCTACGTTCTAATAATCAGAAACGCACTAAAGGACTTCACTTACATCATGCGCCACCTGTTTGGAGTTATCGAACTACCGACGGAAGTCGAGCCTGACCAACTCGTTTCTCCCGACTTGCCCAACGGATATGAGACCGTAGCCGGTTGGTGGGCGACGCGAGAAACCGCTGCGCTGGAGATGCTTAGCGACCCTATAGCAACGCTTTTCGAAGACGAGGAGCATCTAATAACCATCGCGGACAAGCTTGAGGTTTTGTGGAAGTGGGTAACCGCTCCCCCGGCGTTTCAGGCAATGGGATTTAAAGTTTCGAAAGCTTTTCCCTTAGATTTGCTTCAACAATTCTATCCCCTTCACCCTTAATCAGCTAAATATCCCGGCGCGGGGACGATCAATGCGCCGGGTTGCAGGGACGGGAACCAAAACTACTTGCCAAGAGTAGTTAATCTCGTTATGGCGAATAACCAGCAACCGTAGGAGCGTACAAAATGCCGACCAGAGGGACTACAACCACAATGAGTAACGTGACGAACATTGAGGACAGCGAGTGGGTTGAGAAGCTCGCTCTGGTCATAGATGAGTTTCGCAAGATCAGTCAGGACATCACAGCAAACCAAATGCTGGTCCTCCTTCGCATCGGCGAGCACCCCGGCATCACGCAGAACAAGCTCGCGGAGAGCACGGGCCTTCGTGACGGCACCATCTCGCGCATCTGCGCCATGATGTCGGAGCGTGGGCATCAGGGCCGAGAAGGGCTCAGCGTCATATCGATCAACCCCGTCCCAAATGACTATCGCGCGAAGGGCCAGGAACTGATCGGCAACGGCAAGCGCATGTACACCAGCATCAAGAAGCTGATGAGCAAGTAAGAGGAGCCGCAGTTGGCGACCTATCCTAAGGGAAACAAATTCATCACCAAGTTCATGATCGACGGGGTTCGACATACCCGGATGCATGACACAGAAGCCGAAGGCGAAGCGTGGGAGCTGCAAAGCCGCGCGAACCTCAAACTAGGCAAAGCTATTCCAGTCGCCGAAAAGAAGATCGGTGGCAGCGACGCTGGAGCGCTCGGCAACCTTCTCCGCGAAACCGCAACCCTCCACTGGGCCAAGGGCAAGGACAGCTCAAAGTGTGAGCTGAATGCCACCACCTTCGTCAATTGGTGCGGCAAGGACATGCCCTCCCGCGACGCCTTCAAGCAGGACAACATCGACGACTTCGTCGCCTACCTCATCAACGAGCGTGAGGTATCCGGCTCGACGGTCAATCGTTACTGTTCCGCCATCCGGGTCATGGCTCAGCGGATCATCAAAAAGTCCGAAGACCTCCCCACGTTCCCAAAGTATAAAGAGAGCAGGGGCCGGTTCCGGTTCTTCTCCCATGAGGAGGAGCGGCAGATCACCGCGCTCTGGACCCTCTGGGAGCGGTACGCTGAGCTGGACTTCCTCATCTTCCTGATCGACACCGGAGCCCGCACCTACACCGAGGGACAGGCACTTAAGTGGGTCGATATCCACGCCGACCGGGCCATCTTCTGGGAGACCAAGAACGGCGGGTTCCGTGCGGTTCCGCTAAGCGAGCGGGCCAAGGCTGCTCTGGAGCGCCGCCGTAAACTAAAGGGTAACCAAGCCGGGCCGTTCAGCGACCTCGACAAGAGCCACATGCGCTGGCTCTGGGAGAAGACCCGTGGCCAGTTACCGCACCTTGAGGATGCCGTCCTGTATTGCACCCGGCACACCTACGGTTCCCGAATGGTCATGAACGGGGTGCCCCTGTCGGTCCTCAAGAAGCTGATGGGCCACTCGGACATTAAGATGACTGAGCGCTACGCCGTGTTCGAGGACAACGCCGCCTTCGCCGCAGCGCTCACCGCCCTCAACAGCAACGGCTTTGCCCCCAAGGCCGCGCCCTTGTCGGTCGTGGTCGATAACGAACCGGCACCGGGTCCCATGGAGGTTCTGGCCAAGAACCTTGAACGGGCAGGGCAAGTGCAGTAGACACCCCGGCCATGTCGTTCGGTCGCGAGACCGGGTGACAATGCGGGTGACAAAGGGGTGCGAAATGGCACCTCTTTGGTGACAATGCGGGCGTGGCGGAATTGGTAGACGCAGCGGCTTTAGGTGCCGCCGCCGTAAGGTTTAGGGGTTCGAGTCCCTTCGCCCGCACCATCGAAGCCACGGGATTTAGGTGTTGGTGCCAAATCCTCTAGCTTTCGCAGGTGATACGCCCCGTTTCGCCGACTTCCCAAGTTGCTTCAATCACATCAGTAGATCAGTAATCTACTGCGCTTGGCAGGTTATTTTCCTGACAGGTCAAAAGGTGACAATAAGAGGTGACAAATTCACCTATCGACGAGCGCTTCTGGCTGATTTGTGGATTTGGCCAGTCGCTTCAACTCATTGATCGTTTCGATTACTCGATCCATCGGCTCGACGACTGTGTATCCTGAGTTGTGTCGTCGTTGACTTACCTCTTGACGATCAACTGAGCTATACAGCTTCTCGACAAATCCGATATTTCTGATTGCGACTCCGACGGAGTGTCGATCCTCGGCCCTCAGCACCAAGCCACCACTGTTACCGGGATAGGTTGGACAATCGATGATGATCTTGTTGCTCGGCGGCTTGCCAGCTACGATACCCGAGCGCAGCAGCGGGTATCCTCGGTCAAGCGCATCTTCCTTTTCAGCGAGTGAGGTTGGGTAGCCCATCATGAAGATCGGCTCCCCCGGTATCACCGACGCATACAAGGCGGTCATGCTAAGAGGCGTACCTTGCAGGTATGTCGCCGGGTCGTAACCAATTTGAGTGACGCCTTCGACGAGGTCCATTCGATACCGATTAACCCCCGCATCAGGCTGAGGTCTCATCGTTCCAATTCGACAGACGGCCACATCGGTGAGACCATCGGGATGCCTGCAAAAATTACCGTCTGCAAAAAGCCTCGGACTGTCGAGCGAATGCTTGACTGTCTTAGTGAGCGTTACACTATCGAGTGCGGTGATTATCACCGGATCAGTGAAGAGTTCTAATTTGTTTTTTAACAGAACATGCGCTGCCGAAACGAGATAGACGTTCTCGTTGTCGTAGAGATGGACCCGCTTCCTGTTGTGCCTTTTATCTCGATGAGGGCTGGGTAAGATAAGTAGTTGAGGTCCCTATTCGGCACGAGTACGCCCCCAAAATGGTGCCCGGCGAGGGACTCGAACCCCCACACCTTTCAGCGACGGTACCTAAAACCGTTGCGTCTACCAATTCCGCCAGCCGGGCACGGGGCATTCCGATACACAATTGAGCGGTGGATGTCTCGACATAATCCACTGTTCGTCGTATTGGCGTCACCGGGTGACAAATCAGGTGTGAAATGGGTGACATTTTGCACCTGATGATGACAGTGCAGGTATCGCCGATCTAAATAAGCTCAGCGATTACGGGAGCTTAGGCGTCTCACGGTTTTGCGCCACGAGATTTAGGTTCCCGCGTCACTTATACTACGATTAGCAACTACATACTAACATATTGAGGGCAGTGCAGAAATGCGCTGCCTTTTCTTTTGCGTGCTCATACTACGATAAGAAGGTGGATATGGGTGACACCCGCTTTGGTGACAGTGGAGCGGTGACAAAGTGACAATCAGGAGAACACATGCAGAACTACACAAAGGCCCGCGAGTGGAACGGCAAGGCGCTTAAGGGCGCGTGGGAATGCACCATCAAGATCGATGGCTGGCGTCTGCTTTGGAACGGTAACGAATGGGTGAGCAGGGCCAACAAGCCCATTCCGAACATCCCGCCGTGGCTCCCCGGCATGGCCACCGACTTCGAAGTGTTCCTCGGATCGCTCGCGCTGACCTCTCGCGCCTGCAAGACGAAGCACCTCAAGCCCGACACGCCGCGCGTCAAATACGACCACCTCTACAGTCTGGTTCCGCTGGACCCTCGGCTGGTCATGCCCGGCCTGATCGACCCGACCGCTGAGCAAATCGCCGAGCTGCTGGCTGACGTGAACCGGCGCGGGTTCGAGGGGCTGGTGCTCCGACAAGGCGACCGCTGGATCAAAGTGAAGCCAGCCCAGACCCACGATGTGCTGATCACCGGCTACGGCGCTGGCGAGGGTAAGCATGAGGGTCGGCTCGGCTACCTGACCTCCGCGTTCGGCGACGTGGGCACCGGCTTCACCGACGAAGAGCGCGAAGAGCTGTGGGCCGAGGCGCTGGCCGGGACGCTGGTTGGCCAGACCATGGAGGTCGGCTGCATGCACCTGACCGAGGACGGCCAGTTCCGACACCCGCGCTTTGAGCGCATCCGCCATGACAAAATCGCAGAGCGATGACGCGCTGGCAGGACGAGGCGAACGCGCACTGGGACCGGATACGGGAGCGCATCAGGGCCAACCCAACGATCATCAAACCACAGCGGCTTGCTCACGAGGAAGCCGAAGACCTTCGCCGCCAACTGCAGGCGGCACACGCCGAGATCAACAGACTACGCAAGGGGACCGCATGACGGCAGCAGCAGTGCAACTGAGGGAAGAAGACCTCGAACATCAGGCCCAGTTCAAGGGCGCAAAGCGGGTAAGGGATCAGGTCGCAAAGGCAAAGCAGCGCGGGCTGGGGGCTGACACTCCGGGCGGCGTGGCGCTTATGAAGCGGGCAGTCCAGCCGCTCGCCAAGCTGATCGAGCAGACCATCCTCGACGCCCGGTCAGGCAAGGCGGGTCGCCGCCACATCGCCATCGCCACCATGGAGAAGCTGCCCGCCGAGGTGCTGGCCTATCTGACGGTGCGCGAGTGCATCAGCGCGGCCATCCAGATCGCGCCGCTGACGAACACCGGGCTCAAGCTGGGCAGTTCCATTGAGGAGGAGCTGCGGCTGCAGGCGTTCGATGAGCAGGCACCGGACCTCTACCACACCATCATGCGCCGCCTTAAGGAACGTGGCGCTGGCGCTGGGCATGCCCGCAAGGTGTTCGTGTTCGCGGCCAACAAGCCCGACACCAACGTCGAGCTGCCGACCATCGCCAAGACGGACAAGCTGCACATCGGCATCCGCTTGATCGAGCTGCTGATCGAGGCCACCGGGTTCATCGAGCCGGTCACCGTCCGCATGGGCAAGACCAAGACCCGCACCATCATCCGCCCGACCGAGACCGTGGCGAAATGGATGGAGGACCGGAACCTCACCGCCGAGCTGCTGAGCCCTCACTATGCGCCCATGGTGGTGCCTCCGAAGGACTGGGAAGGCGTGAAGGGTGGCGGCTACATCAGCCCCGACTTCAAGCAACTCTCGCTGGTCAAGCGGTGCACCAAGAAGCAGCACAAGGAGGTGATGGCGCGGGCTGACCTGTCACAGGTGCTGCGTGCCCTCAACGCCGTCCAGCGCACCGCGTGGGCGATCAACACCGACGTGCTCGATGTCATGAACGAGGTCTGGGACAAGAGCTACGAGGTGGCGATGCCCAGCCGGGACGATCTGCTGGTGCCACCGTATCCTGCCGGTCACGTCGTCGCCGAGACGCCGGAAGAGGCATGGGCCAACGTCCACCCCGACGCCAAGAAGGCTTGGATGCGCGGCGCTCGCAAGGTCTACGAAGGCAATGCGTCGAGCCGTGGCAAGCGCATGGGCATCTCGCAGATCATCCACACCGCCAAGACGCTGGCCGGTGAGCCTGAGGTGTTCTTCCCGCACCAGCTCGACTTCCGGGGCCGGGCCTACGCAGTGCCCATCGGGCTCAACCCACAGGGCAGTGACCACGCCAAGGCGCTGCTGCACTTTGCGCACGGCAAAGCGATCACCACGCCCCGCGCTGCGGGCTGGCTCGCGATCAACGGTGCCAACCTCTACGGTTACGACAAGGCCGCGTTCGCCGACCGCATCGCATGGGTCGAGGAGCGAGAGGAGCAGATCAAGTACACTGCACGGTGCCCGCTGGCTGACCTCTGGTGGACTGATGCGGACAAGCCGTGGTGCTTCCTCGCTTGGATTTTCGAGTATGCGAAATTCCTGGGGGAAGGTTATGGGTTCGTCTCGCGGTTCGTCTGCAGTGTGGACGGCTCGTGCAACGGGCTGCAGCACTTCTCGGCCATGCTGCGTGATCCCATCGGCGGCGCTGCCGTCAACCTCGTGCCCGGTGAGCTGCCTGCTGACATCTACCAGCGCGTGGCTGATCGCGTCATCGAGAAGCTGAAAGAGGAGGGCGATGAGTGGGTGCCCCGTGGCTGGCTGGACTTCGGCATCAACCGCAAGACCACCAAGCGCCCGGTCATGGTGCTGCCCTACGGGGGCACGTTCAAGAGCTGCATGGAGTACGTCCGCGAGGCCGTAGGTGAGCAGATCAATGACGGCAAGGAGAACCCGTTCGGTGATGAGCTGGGCAAGGCAACCGCCACGCTGGCTCGCAACGTATGGGACAGCATCGGCGACGTTGTCGTGGCCGCTCGCACGGCGATGGACTGGTTCCAAAAGTGTGCCCGCGTCGCGGCTAAGGCTGGGGTGCCGCTGATCTGGACGACACCGTCAGGCTTCCCCGTGTTCCAGAGCTACATGGACACGACCAGCCGCCGCGTGAAGACTCGGCTGCAGGGCTCGCTCGTCTTCCTGTCGCTGTCCGAGGACACTGACAAGATCGACGCCGGGCGGCAGGCGCTGGCTGTATCGCCCAACGCGGTGCACTCGCTCGATGCCTCGGCCATGGTGCTGACCATCAACCTCTGCCTCGACAACGCCGTCGAGCAGTTCGCTATGGTGCACGACAGCTATGGCACCGTCGCCGCCGACATGGACATGCTCGCCGCCTGCCTCAGGCATGCGTTCGTTGACATGTACGTGGAACATGACGTGCTCGCCGAGTTCCTCGCCGGGCTCCCCGAAGAGGTGAGGGCGCAGTGCCCGCCACCACCGCCCAAGGGTTCGCTGGACATCCGCAAGGTGATCGACAGCGAGTTCTTCTTTGCCTAGTCACCTTCTAAACGTAGAGTAGCTATGCACGGTAGGAATAGGTAGCACACCTACTCCACCAAACGCTGAAAGGTTCACATGAAGCATTCACTGACCATCCGCATGGGCGCTGCCAACTGGGACGCTACCGTCACCAACGGCCCGCGCTTCGACTTCCGAACCATGACGACCCCGCAGCGCAAGCAGTGGTACGGCGCGTTCATGTCGTCGGTTCGCAAGATGTATCGGGGCGCTCGCTAATGCGGAACACCCTGACCAACCTGAGCCTCGCGCTCGCCACCCTGATCGTCGCCGCACTGCTGATGCTGCTCTTCGGAGTACAGGCCGCAACCGTGCTGGCAATCTTCCTGCTGCTCGCCATCGTCTCGGGGACCGCCAACATCCTCTGCTTCCTGATGGAGATCATCGACAGCATCCGAGGCTGGATGGGCTGGCTTCGGTGACCGAGTTCGTCTGCTTCCTCGCAGGCTTCGGGCTGGGGGTCGGCGCAACCTCAGCCTTCGTCATTCGCGCAGCACTTAAGGACATCAAGGAACTGTCTCAGCTCACATGATCAATCGTGACCAGATGACCAACGCCGACGCTCAGCTCGTTGCTGACGCTGGCATCGCCATCCTCGACAGGATGCAGAACTACAAACCGCACATCCAGCCACTGGCACTGTGCGCCGCGTTCCTCACTCTCGCCGCTCACATCCGCGTCCCTGCTCAGGACCTCTTCACGCTCACGACGAACATGCTGTCGGAGGAAGAGAACATCGCGGAGTTCAAGGCGCTGCGTGACTACGTCAAGTACGAGATCAAGCGTGCTTAGGCTCTGGCCCGTCTGGGTGATCCTCGCCGCTGTCATCATCGGCGCATGCCCCTGATGTCTCGCAACCTCTCACTCGCAATTCACATGTGGCGGCAGGGCTATCCACTCCCTGTCGATCTGCACACCGCACTCACCAACGAGGGGCTCAACGTGGCCCGCCTCGAACAGCGCTATCGCGCGTAAGGAATACGAATACATGGCAAATGCAAAGCGACCGCAGGCTCCCAAGGGCACGACCTTCAAGGGCATCTTCAAGTGGCCGAAGCTGACTGAACCGGACTACGGCTCCAAGGAATACCCGAAGGAGAACGGCGAGTTCTCGGTGAAGCTGGTCGGTCGCATCGACGATCCCGACGTGCAGGCGTTCATCGCCAAGTGGCAGCCGCTGCACGATCAGGCGATCAAGGATGCCGAGGTCGCCTTCAAGGCGCTCAAGGTCGATGTCCGCAAGAAGCTGGGCAAGGTCACCGTCAACCCGCTCTACACTGAGCTGTATGACGAAGAGACCGAAGAGCCGACCGGCGAAGTCGAGTTCAAGTTCTCGATGCAGTACAGCGGCGTCTACAAGTCTGGTCCGAAGCAGGGCAAGAAGTGGTTCCGTCGTCCCGGCATCTTCGATGCTCGCGGCAACGAGATGAACCCGACGCCGTCGATCTGGGGTGGCACGAAGGGCCGCGTGGCGTTCGAGGTTGGCCTCAATCCCGAAGGCGCTCCCGGCTACTTCATCAGCGGCACTGGCGCTGCCGGTCTGACCCTGCGTCTGCAGGCTGCTCGCATCCTCGAACTGGTCAGCGAAGGCCAGCGTGACGCCAACAGCTACGGCTTCGGCGAAGAGGAAGAGGGTTACGAATACGACCCGTCCTCGGTCGCAGAGAAGTCGGCACCGGGCGACACCTCCGATCAGTCGGAAGGTGATGCAGGCGAAGGCACCGACGCTGGCTCCAACCCGGACTTCTAAGCCACGGGGAATTGTTGAGGGCTACCGCAGCGGTCTTGAAGAAAAGGTCGCTGCGCAGCTCGCATCCCTTGAGGTGCCCGCTCACTACGAGCAGTACAAACTGAACTACGAAGTCCCGGCCCGTAAGGCCACCTACACTCCAGACTTCGTGTTGCCCAATGGGATCGTGATCGAGACGAAGGGACGTTTCGTCACCGCTGATAGAAAGAAACATCAGCTCGTTCGGGCAAGCCATCCCAACATCGACATCCGGTTCGTGTTCTCGAACCCCAATAATCGCATCGGGAAGAAGAGCGAAACCACATACGGCATGTGGTGTAGCAAGCTCGGCTTCCTCTTCTCGAAAGCATTCATCCCCGAAGCGTGGGTGAACGAACCCGTGTGCCCAAAGCGGCTCGCGGCGAACGCTGCTGCGTTCAAGAAGTAACGACCGGGGAGGGCATGTGCTCTCCCCACCTCAGCTCATAAGCATCCCATGACGGGAAGAAGGACTACACATGACCAATCGCATCACCACTGGCGACACCGTCGAAGTCGTTGACACCCAGCTCAACCGTAACTCCACCGTCTGGCGTCGTCGCATCGGCGAACGTCTGGTCGTCGAGGCGGTCAGCTCACTCAACTCGGTTCGCATCGCAGGCTTGCCTCGCGGTGGCTGGAGCATGGAGCGCTTCAAGAAGGTGACACCTGTGCGCCCCGCCGATGAAGTCGTCGTCGGCCAGTACATCATCATCCTGCGCAACGATCAGGGCGTGTTGCTGCCAGCCGTCAATCCGAAGGTCTACCTGACCGACGTTGAGGCCAAGCGTATCGGCTCAGTCATGGCGAAGAAGCACGGGGGCACGTTCCAAGTGTTCAAGGCCATCTGTGAATACGACATGCCGAAGGTCACCACCCCGACCTTCCGTGCACTCTAAGGGAGGGGCCAGGAATGTTGAAGCGCATCCTCACCGCACTCGCTCTGGTCGGTACGCTCGCTGTTGCGGGCTGTGCCGATGACGCCCGCGTCGCATCGCAGAACCTCACGAGGGCTGCGGACAACTTCGAAATCCCACGCCGCATCGTCTTCTACAACGCGATGACGGACGGATACATGCTCGAAATCGAAGGGCTGTGCTCGCAGGAGCAGAGCGACAAGAAGCTCACGGTCATCTGCAAGACCGGCCCGACCGAGTTCAAGAAACACTTCCTCGGCCTGAGCGACACCGTCACCTACTTCTCCGAACAGATGGAGCCGGTGAAGGCCAGCACGCAGCACTACCGCGTGACGTTCAAGCCCTCGACCATCGTCAGCAACTACGACTGGCGCTGACATGGAGTGGCTCCTGACCAAGCTCGTGGCCATGTGCGGCATCGCATTCGCCACCATCCTGTTGCTCGGCGCAGTCCGCTTCGCCGTCGCAATCATCGTCTCGTTCTCCACACAACTCTGACACCTCTCAAGGAACCATCACACATGGCAAAAGATTTCCGCGTCGTCGGCCCGAAGCCCCAGACCAAGCTCCTGCTCGACCACTTCTCCGACCGACCGTCAATCAGCGCTGTCGAAGCAGCCGCGCTGTATCGTATCCGCTCGCTGAGCCGACGCATCAACGATCTGCAGGACGAGGGCCACAAGTTCTCCAAGCAGCACGCCGTCGATCCGACCGGCCAGCGCTACGTGCGCTACCACTACCTCGGCCAGACGAGCTACGCAGCCTGATGAAGAAGTCCGCTGTAATTGAGGCGCTGCGGCTTGCAGGTATGGACGACGCCGTAAAGGTAGTTGAGTCGATGCCCACGCGCCGCCGCGCCGTGAAGGTCCGCACCCGCCCTGTTAGTGAGAAGATGACGCCCGAGCTGGCGCACCGCATCCAACACTTACTGGGCACCACCGACCTCGCGACACACAAGATTGCCGCGCTGGTGAACGTGAACCCCGGTCGCGTTACCGAAGTGCAGCAGGGCCGCTGGCTCTAACCGTTGTCTGACGACGACAGCACCTTCGTCGCGAAGGAGCCATGCCCAGAGTGTGGCTCCCGCGACAACCTCGCTCGATACACAGACGGCCACGCATTCTGTTTCGGTTGCTCACACTGGGAGCCGCCGACCGATGGCTCTGGAGAGCGCACCCCACCCACCGAAAGGAGACATGTGTCAGGCTTGATTGATGCAGGCGAATACATTGCGCTGAACAAACGCCAACTATCCGAAGAGGATTGTCGCAAGGCGGCATACTCAGTCTCCACCTTCCGAGGTCAGGCCGTCCAGATCGCAGCGATCAAGGACCCCATGACAGGCGAGACCATCGCCCAGAAGGTTAGGCTCCCCAACAAAGACTTCCTGTATCTCGGCGAGACCAAGGACGATCCGTTCTATCTGCAGCACCTGTGGAAGGATGGCGGTAAGCGCGTCGTCATCACCGAGGGCGAGATCGATGCAGTCACCGTGCTCAAGATACAGCAGCACAAGTGGCCCGTCGTCTCCATCACCAAGGGCGTCAAGGGCGCGAAGAAGCAGATACAGCAGCAGCTCAAGTGGCTCGACAAGTTCGACGAAGTCGTCCTGATGTTCGACAACGACGAGCAGCACACGCGGCCTGATGGCTCGACGTGGTATCCCGGCCAAGACACCGCCATCGAATGTGCAGCGCTCTTCAAGCCCGGCAAGTGCAAGATCGCGCGGCTCCCGCTCAAGGATGCCAGCGACATGCACACTGCCGGTCGCGACGACGAAGTCATCACCGCGATCTGGAACGCCAAGACGTATCGCCCTGACGGTGTCGTTACCATCGCCGACATTCGCGACGCGGTGCTCAAGGACCCAGAGCAGGGCTATCCGTGGTTCTCGGAGAAGCTGACAAAGCTGACATATGGGCGACGCCTCGGCGAGGTGAGCACGTTCGGCGCAGGTACGGGCGTTGGCAAGACCGACTTCCTGACTGAGCAGATGCAGTTCGACATGGTGCAGCTTAACCAGCCCATCGCCGTGTTCTCTCTGGAGCAGCCACCGGCTGAGACTGTGAAGCGCCTCGCTGGCAAGCAGGCTGGCAAACGCTTCCACATCCCTGCTGAAGCCGCAGGCTGGACGAAGGAAGAGCTGATCGCGTCCATGGATGTGATCGAGGCTGGCGGCAAGCTGTTCATGTACGACAGCTTCGGCGCGACGGACTGGGGCATCATCGCCACCACCATCCGCTTCCTGCATCACAGCGAGAACGTCAACCTGTTCTACGTCGATCATCTCACCGGCCTTGCGGCTGCGGAGGATGACGAGCGGACGGGGCTGGAGCGCATCATGACCGAGGTCTCGATGCTCGCCAAGGAACTGCACATCCACATCCATCTGGTGTCGCACCTCGCAACGCCGGAAGGGAAGCCGCACGAAGAGGGCGGTCGCGTGATGATCCGCCACTTCAAGGGCTCCCGCGCCATCGGCTTCTGGAGCCACAACATGTTCGGCATGGAGCGTGACCAGCAGGCCGACAGCGAAGTGCTCCGAACGATCACCACCTTCCGCATCCTCAAGCTTCGTGCTGACGGCTCGCGCGTCGGTCAGTGCGTCTACTTCGGATACGACAGCGAGATCGGACGACTGTTCGAGACCGAGCTGCCGGAAGAGGACGAGGGAAGCAATCCATTCCAAGGCAAGGCCGAAGGAGCCAACACCGATTTCTGACAAATGCGAACCGCTTCACAAAGCTGGACCGCTGGACCTGCGCATCACTCGCGCGGGTCCGATGATCCTGATCACCACCCTAGACGGCGAGGAGGTTGTCGCTGAGCAAGTCATCGCCCGCGAAGGCATTCCGTCATTCATCAGAGCATTGCGCGAGGTGGCCGGTGTCTAACGCGCCCACGGTGTTCGCCCTCAGCGCTCATGAGAACGTCCGCGTGGCCATCGACGACAACGAGGTCATCATCGGCGTCCCCGATCAGAAGGCCGTCGTGATCCCTATCGTCCTCTTCGCGCACATCGTGGCGATGATCGACGAACTCTGCACCACCAACAGCATCCACATGGAAGAAGCGGCACTGGTAACAAAGCATTGAAATTTGACTTCGACTGCGAGACGGACGGGCTCCTGCCCGAGATGACCGTCGTCCACTCTTTGGTGCTCGGAGACATCGACAAGGGCACCCACCACTCATTCTGTGACCAACCCAACTACCCGAAGATCGACGAAGGTTTGCGGGAGCTGATGGACGCGGACTTCATGTGTGGCCACAACGTCATCAACTTCGACATCCCCGCGCTGCAGAAAATCTATCCATGGTTCAAACCGCGCGGCGAAGTGCAAGACACGCTGGTCCTGTCGCGCCTCATCAAGGCGGACATCAAGGACGACGACTTCAGCTTCGCCAAGAAGATGGAACGACGCGGCACTCCGCACCTGTTCCCCAAGGCCATGATCGGCAGGCACTCGCTCGAAAGCTGGGGCTACCGCCTCGGTGAGTGGAAGGGTGACTATTCCGATGCCCGCAAGAAGCTCGCGAAAGAGCTGGGCATCAAGGGCAAGGCCGAGATCATGCGCTTCGTCTGGGGCACATGGAACAAGGAGATGCAGGACTACTGTGTGCAGGACGTTGCTGTCACCAGCAAGCTCCGTGAGTTCTTCTGGGCCAAGCTGGCGCAGGGGTGGGGCGAGCACTGCGTGGAGCTGGAGCACGAGATCGCGTGGCTCATCTCCCGGCAGGAACGGTACGGCGTTGGGTTCGACGAGCCCGCTGCCGCGAAGTTCTACGCAACCCTGATCGGCCACCAACAGCAGCTCGACATGAAGCTGCAGCAGTCGTTCCCGCCGAAGACTGTAGAGACCATCTTCGTCCCGAAGGTGAACAACAAGAAGATGGGCTATGTGAAGGGCGTTCCCTTCGTGAAGCGCCAGATCGTGCCGTTCAATCCCGGATCGAACAAGATGAAGGCTGAGCGGCTGCAAGAGCTGGGGTGGAAGCCTCAGGCTTACGGCAAGGACGGCGTCCCGACCATCGACGACGAAGTCCTCTCGACCATGAAGTATCCTGAGGCACAGCTCCTCAAGGAACGCTCTCTGATCGATAAGCGCCTCGGTGCTCTGGCGAACGGCCAGCAGGCGTGGCTCAAGAATGTCCGCAACGGTCGCATCCATCCAGAGGTGATCACCAACGGTGCGGTGACTGGGCGCATGACGCATCGCGTCGTCGTGAACGTGCCCGGAGCCATCGACAAGAAGACCGGCGAGAAGCAGCTCTATGGGCTGGAGTGCCGTGCGCTCTTCATCCCGAAGAAGGGCAACGTGCAAGTCGGCTGCGACGCTGACAGTCTCGAAGGCCGAGTCATGGGCCACTACATGGGCTTCTATGACGGCGGCGCTTACGCTACCTCGCTGCTCTACGGCAACAAGGCCGAGGGTACGGACAACCACTCGCGCACTGCTGCGGCGCTGGCGAAGTGGAAGTGTCACCGCGAGACAGCGAAGACCTACTTCTATGCTCTGGTCTACGGCGCGTTCGACGCCAAGCTGGGTGAAATCCTCGGCGCGACTGGTAGTAAGAAGGCCAAGGAAGCTGTCGGCAAGGAGAGCCGCGAAGCTGTGATGAAGGGCATCCCCGGTCTCGACCGACTGGTGAATGCGCTCACCGCCAAGGCGAAAGCCAACGGCTACATCATGGGCCTCGACGGTCGCAAGCTGCGCGTCCGTTCGGCTCACGCCATCCTGAATACGTTGTTCCAGTCCGCTGGCGCTATCGTCATGAAGGAAGCTGCCATCATCCTCGACACCGAACTATGCGGCGTGAAGCCCAGCGTGATCGGCAAGATGGGTGTGGAAGCGGCCACCAAGCTTCGCCCTGGCACCGACTATGAGTTCATGTTGAACTATCACGATGAGTGGCAGCTCGACGTTCCACCTCGCAACGTAGAGATCGTATCGACGGCGGCAACAGATGCCATCCGTCTGGCCGGTGACTACTACAAGTTCCGTTGCCCGCTCAAAGGCAACGCGGATATCGGCGATAGCTGGGCCGCAACGCACTGACCCGGAAGGGTACGTGTACATCATCACCAACCCGGCATGGCCATCACACTGCAAGATCGGCAAGGCACTCGTCATGAAAGACCGCGTGAAGGTCTATCAGACGGGCTCGCCTTTCCGTGACTACAGGGTAGTCGCCCATGCGTTCTTCGCAGATCGCAAGGCGGCTGAGGCTGAACTGCACGAGCAACTAAGGGGCCACCGCGTCGGCAAGACAGAGTGGTTCTTCATTCATCCCGACGACGCCAGCGCAATGCTGCGTCGCATCTCCCGCAGAAAGAGAAAGCATGTCAGAGCAAGATCGAAGCACATGGTCAAACGAACTCCGCAGCAAGTACGGCATCGCGCAACCCGAGGCTCCCGTGACAAACGCTGATCTGTTCAACGACATGATCAACGAAGAGTTCTGGCAAGGCGTTGGCGAAGTCTAAGCTCACCGTCCTGATCGACGGAGACATCATCGCCTATAAGGCCGCATGTGTGCACCAGCAGGAGTTCGATCTGGGTGACGACGTGGTCACCTACAAGACCAACCTGCCGGGCGCACTCAAGACCGCCGAAGAGATCATCGACGGCATCGCCAACAAACTGAACGCTGACGCGATCATCGTAGGGCTCACCGGCCCGCTGATGGAGATCAGTAACCGCAACTTCCGCAAGGAGCTGCTGGCGACCTACAAGGGCAACCGCTCGGGACCGAAGCCGATCCTGCTGGCCAGTGTCAAAGAACACATCCGCTCAGCATACGACACCAAGATCAAGGATGGCATGGAAGCTGACGATACGCTGGGCATCCTGCTCACGCATCCGACGCTGATCCCCGGCAAGAAGGTTCTCGTCTCCACGGACAAGGACCTCCTGCAGATACCGGGGCGTCACTACAATCCCGACAAGGAAGCCAAGCGGGTCATCACCGAAGTAGCAGGCGACATGTTCTTCATGCGCCAGACGCTGACCGGCGACCCCACCGACAACTACTCAGGTTGTCCGAAGATCGGCCCGAAGCGAGCTGACGCGATCATGCAGGACGCGCTCGATGCCAACGCGCATCTGGCGGGCAACATCACTGCCTGCATCTGGCCCGCCATCGTGGCGACCTACGAGAAGAAGGGGCTCACCGAGGATGACGCACTCATCCAAGCGCGCTGCGCTCGCATCCTCCGTCACACCGACTACGACTTCAAACGTAAGGAACCAATCCTCTGGTCACCAAAGTAATCAACCTCTTCGCTGGCCCCGGTGCGGGCAAGTCCACCACTGCCGCTGGCCTGTTCTTCCTGATGAAGTGTCAGGGCTACAAGGTCGAGCTGGTCACCGAGTTCGCCAAGGAGCTGGTCTACGAGCGCCAGTACGAGACCCTGAACAATCAGTTCGCGGTCAGCCGCACACAGGCGCATCGCCAGCACCGCCTCAACGGCAAGGTCGATGTGATGATCACAGACAGCCCGCTGCTGCTGGGCCTGCACTACGCCGGGCCGAGCTGCACGACTGAGCTGCGCGACTTCATCTGGAACGAGTGGCGGCGCTACGACAACGAGAACTACTTCATCGGTCGAGTGAAGCCATACCAGCCCTACGGTCGCCGCCAGTCGGAAGACAGCGCCCGGCACGTAGACACCCAGCTCCTCGACATGTGCGGTCGCCATCGCGTCCCGCTCAATCACTTCGACGGCAACGATAGCGCCCCGGCGTTCATCCTGTCCCACCTCAAAATGAAAGGCGTGCTTTGACCGCACCACTGATCGGCCTCTATTCACCCCGCGCTCAGTCGGGGAAGTCCACCGCCGCCCGCCGCATGGCCAAGATGACCAACGGCGTTACCATGTCCTTCGCGGACCCGATGCGTGAAGCCATCGTTCCCATCGCTGCACCGTTCGTGCCGGGCGGGGAAGCTGAGGTTCGCCAGTGGTTCCTCGACGAGCGCAAGGACAAGGCCACGATCCCGCAGCTCGGCGTGACCCTGCGGTTCCTGCTGCAGACCATCGGCACGGCGTGGGGCAGGGAGACGATCCATCCTGACGTATGGGAGATGATCGCCAAGGAGACCTCCCGCAAACACCGGAAGCACAAGGTCACTGTCATCGACGACGTTCGGTTCGAGAACGAATACGCCATGATCAAGCGTGAGGGTGGCCTGCTGATCAAGATCGTGCGCCCCGACGCGCCGGTCTCGGGCAACTTCTGGCACAAGTCAGAGGCCCGGCTGGAGGGTCTGGTGTTCGACGAGACCATCGTCAACGATCAAACCGAAGGGCACCTCAAGTCCCAGATCGACGACCTCCTGTTCGACCTCTACGGAGTGTGACCAGATCATGGCAAGGCTGAACCGCAACCCGGTAGCAGAGGAGGTGGGTGACAATAGGTTGCCCGCCTACTCAAATACATCGCCTTCCGTTGCACCTGAGGTGTCAGCGGAGATCATCAACTATCTGAACGCCACGTTCCCCGACGCGCTCCCTCCCGTGGGCTCTGCCTATACCGAGGTCGAGCGAGCATGGGGACGGCGCGAGGTGATCGACCATCTGATCCGGCTTCAGACCCAAAACGAAGAAGAGAACAATGTGCTTCGGCGGCGGATCGACTCCACCCCCAGCGCAGGCCCCGGCACCACCGCCGCCGCCTCCGGCTGACACTCCCAGCGCCCCGGTCTACAACGAGAGCAACACGGATGCGAAGAACGCTAGTTCATCCATCGAGAACTCCCGTCGTGGCCGCAGCTCGCTGCTCATCAAACGCAATACCTCAGGCACATCGACCGCTCTCGGCAGCGACAGCGGCCTGAACATCCCGACCTAGCCGTGTGCATGCTCACGGTTGGGCGCGGTAGTTTCGCCCAAAGCCAGACTGCAATCGGTCAGGTGATCAATAGGGTGCAGGAGACGCAGTACGCCGCACGCGATGCAGCCAATGCTGCGCCACCGTCGAGCACCGGGCCATCTGCCACTGCCCCTTCACAGCCCGCTGCGGCTGCACCTCAGACCGCTGCTCAGCTCGCTATGGCGAACGGTGGCGGCGTTGCTCCCGGCATGCAGACAGGTGGTGCGCCAAGTTCACTCAATATCCCGCGCAAGCGCTCCCGAGGTTCCGGCACTGCGACCGTAGCTGGTGGCGGCGTTGGCCTCGGTATTCCAACCTAAGGACCCACATCATGTGCATGGGTGGGGGCGGATCATCCGCTCCAACAACTACGCCGATGCCAACACAGGACGCAGGCAACTCCAACAATGGAGCTGCCGCTGTTGCTGCTGCACCGGCCCCTACGAACACGACGACCGACCCAACCAAGCCGACCGAGGCCCCTGACCGTGGCGTATCCTCGCTGCGCATCAAGCGTGGCCGTGGCTCCACAAGCGTCCCTGCTTCTGGCACCGGGTTGAACATTCCGACGTGACGGACGAACCCGATAAGGGAACGGCCCAGTCTCGCTACTCACAGCTTGAGCCTCATCGGCTCCCGTTCCTTACTCGGGCTCGTGACTGCGCTACGCTGACCGTCCCATACCTGATGCCCCCCGAGGGCATGACCAGCACCACTACGCTGCCCACGCCGTATCAGAGCCTTGGCGCTCGCGGCATCAGGACCCTCTCAGCGAAACTACTGCTGAGCCTATTCCCACCGAACACGACCTTCTTCAAGTATTCGCTCGACGACTTCTTCCTCCAGAAGCTCACCGGCAAAGACGACATGCGCGGCGAAGTCGAGAAGGCTTTGTCGTCTCGTGAACGCGCCACTCTCGATGAGATGGAAGGTGCACAGATGCGCCTCGGCGCGTCGATGGCGTTGCAGCATCTGCTCGTCGCTGGCAACTTCCTCGTCCACATTCCTGAGAATGGTCGCACTCGTGGCTTCCGTCTCGACCAGTTCGTGGTCAAGCGCGACGCCTCGGGCAATTGCCTTGAGATCGTCGTCAAGGAACTCGTCAGTCCGACTGTGCTGCCCGAAGTGGTGGCTGCTGCTGTCAAAGAGCAGTCCGTCAAGAAGTACGGCAAGGGCTCCGAGGACAAGTCCGCAGAACTGTACACCCACATCCTCCGCACACCGGATGGCTGGGAAGTGTATCAGGAGAGCGGCGGTATCAAGATCGAAGGCACCGATGGATCGTATCCTCTGGACCGATGCCCATGGCTCCCACTGCGTCTCGCTACGCAGCCCGGCGAGGACTATGGCCGTTCCTACTGCGAGGAGTTTCTCGGTGATCTGGACAGCCTTGAAGGTTTGTCTGAGACGCTAGTCGAAGGTTCGGCTGCAGCGGCTCGCATCGTGTTTCTCGTCAAGCCAAACGGCGTCACTCAGGTGAAGGTCGTGGCCAAGGCGAAGAACGGTGACGTAGCTGTTGGCAACGCCGAAGACGTGACTGTGATCCAAGCGCAGAAGCAGGCCGACCTCGGTGTCGCGCAGAAGCAAGCGCAGGAGATTGCCCAGCGTCTGTCCTACGCATTCATGCTCAACACTGCCATCCAGCGCAGCGCAGAGCGTGTCACTGCGGAAGAGATCAAGTACATGGCGCAGGAACTCGATGATGCCCTTGGTGGCATGTACGCGCTCCTCTCGGCTGAGTTTCAGCTCCCTGTCGTCAATCTCTTTGAGCGACGCATGGAGAAGAACCGTCAGGTCCCTCCGATGCCCAACGGCGTCGTCAAGCCGACCATCACGACGGGCATGGCCGCTATTGGCCGTGGCATTGATCTGCGCAACCTCCGCGCATTCACCGCCGACATCGTTCAGACCCTTGGTCCTGAGATCGCATTCCGCTATCTCCAGCCGACCGAATACATCAAGCGTGCTGCCGCTGCCTATGGCATCGACACTGGCGGTCTCGTCAAACCCGACGATCAGATCGCGCAGGAAGAACAGCTCGCGAAACTTGAAGCTCTCGCACAGAACCTTGGACCTCAAGCCATCCAGCAGATGGGTGGAATGGGCAAGGAAGTAGTGAAGGGCGCAATTCAACAGAATGGACAAAATGACCAGCAAGCCCAATAAGGCCACGGTTGAAGACGCCGTCTCGGTGAAGATCGAGGACGGCACTGAAACCGCCGCCACTCCAGCTACCATCGCAGAACCGAAGACGGTCACGACCGACACCTTCGGCAACAAGATCGAAGAGGCTTAATGAGCACCGCCTCGGTTACATTCCAGCAGGCTCCGACCGGCGCTGAGGCACCGGCCACGGACCCGACGAAGGACATCAATGCGCAAGCAACGAACCCCGCCGCGACTGGTGACGGGACTGATCCCGCTCGACCGGAATGGCTCCCAGCCAACTTCACGAGCGTCGAAGACTACGTCAAGTCCAACAACGAAGCCCGTGGCGAACTCACCCGTGCGCAGCAGGAACTCGCAAAGCTCCGCAAGAGTGACAGCGAACAGCCCGGCGCGGGGGCAGAACAGCCTTCGCAGACCTCGGTCGAAAGAGCGGCCAACGAAGCCGTAACGTCGGCTGGCCTCGACGTATCGAGCTGGCAGGCTGAGTTCAACGAGACCCGTGATGTGTCCGAAGAGGGCCGTGCGGCAATCGCCAAGGGCCTTGAAGCTCAGTTCGGCAAGGACGCTCGCGCCCTCGTTGACGACTTCATCGAAGGCCAGAAGATGCGCGTCACCAACGTGGAGAACCAAGTTCACACGCAGGCTGGCGGCGCTGAGGCATACTCGGCCATGATGAAGTGGGCGGCGACGAACCTCACACCTGCTGAGATCGGCGCTTACAACAACGCCATGGGCACAGGCGACTTCAACTCGATGTCGCTCGCGGTCGATGGCTTGAAGTCTCGCTTCACCAAAGCCAACGGCAAGGCACCGACGCTTCTCTCCGGGGATAGCGCCATTGCCGCCAACGGTGCAGGCTTCGCATCCACGTTTGAAATGACGCAGGCGATGAAGGACCCTCGGTATCGCACCGACCCGGTCTATCGCAAGGGCGTCGAAGAGCGGGCGAAGAAGTCCAACTGGTAATGCTCCTCCAGGGCGATGAGTGTCATCTCTCGCCCAAGGCACTCGACACTTCCTTCTACGCTGTCAATCCGCACACCTTCGGGAACTATCGCGCTGGCTACATGACCTTGTGGTCGCGCATGACGGTGACCAAGGTGAGCGAGGCGTCGAAGCAAGTCCGCCTCGTGGTCGCTCATCAGGATGTCTACAAGGACATTGAAGCGGCCACGGGGGTGCCGTGGGCAGCAATCGCAATGCTGCATCTCCGTGAAGCCGGTCCGCAAGACGTGGGCCGCTGGGAGTGCACACTGCACAACGGCGAACGCATCATCGGCAAGGGCACCAAGACCAAGCTCGTTCCGAAGGGCGTCGGCCCGTTCAAGACATTCAAGGAAGCCGCCATCCATGCCATCCGGCAGGAAGGGCTCGATAAGATCGATTGGGCTAAGGACGGCATCGCGTATCTCGCGTTCGCCTCCGAGACCTTCAATGGCTTCGGCTATCGCAACAAGGGCATCCCGTCTCCCTACCTCTGGGGCGGCTCGTCCGTTCAGATGAAGGGCAAGTACGTCAAGGACGGCGTGTTCGACCGCAACACCATGGACCCGCAGATCGGCACGATGCCGCTGCTCAAGGTCCTCATGGACACTACCGGATACACCTTTGGCAAAACTCCTGCTGCTCCTCTGGCTGCACCTAAGCCAACCACAGATGCGACGCCCAGTCCCTCTGTCGCCTCCCGCGTTGATCCGCAGCGTGGGATAGCGTCGATACTCGGCGTCTTCTATTCCGTCATCCAGACGGTCCTCAAACGAAAGAGCTAACCCATGTTCCGACGCATAATGCGCCGGGCAGGGCGGCTTCCCCTGTTCCGCCTTGGCGCGGCACTGGTGATCCTGAGCCAGATCATTGAGGCCCTCGACGCATTGGCCGGTCTCGACCTCGCGTCCATCCTCCCAGCGCACTACAGTGTTGCTGCTATCATCACGGCCATCGGCCTGCTCAAGATCGTCCTCAGGGGCGTGTTCGTTGTCGCTTCAATGTTCCAACCCAACCCGCGTGAGGGTCCGCAGTAATGTGGCTCCTCAACGTGGCACTCTCTCTGTTCTCCAGTCCCATACTCGGCAAAGTCGCCGACTACCTCACGAAGCGCTCCAACGACCAAGCCGTCATGCACGGCCAAGACATGTCTGCCGCCACAACCATCGTGGTCGCGCAGATACAATCCGAGATCGCAGCCCGACAAGCCCAGCTCGCGTTCACTAGTCGTCACGACAAACTCGTGGCGTGGATTGTTGCACCGTTCATCCTCCATGTGTGGATGTTGGTGCTCGACCGATGCTTCCATCTCAACTGGAACATCGACATGCTGCCCGACCCACTCAACGAATGGGAAGGTCGCATTCTTCTATCGTTCTTCATCCTGTCACCCGCAGCCAACCTCGCGAAGGCGGCTCTCGGGTTAGTGAAGAAGTAACATGGCCGGTGCCTCTGCAGCCTCATCAACTGTACGCGCCGGTCCTCTTCCCCGGCCTAGCTTAATTGGCGAAAGCGTGCCCCCTCGACAGGATATGTAGTGGGGAGATCGAGGTTCAAATCCTCGGGCGGGGATCAATCCCAATCCATAGCGGAAAGCAACGTGCCCCTTCTAAGGGGGCGTTCAGGTCCAAGACCACCGACTAGACGAAGCCTCTTGGCTCACTCTCGATACATCTGCGGATGTGCTGAGCGTGAATAACCTTTTGCGTCTTCCGATGGCGGGTTCGAGGCCATTCCTCAATCCACTATGGAGACTACCAATGACCGACACTGTTGTGTCCCGCACCGGCCAGAGCAACGCTACTGGCGATGCACTCGCTCTATTCCTCAAGGTGTTCTCGGGTGAAGTTCTCACCGAGTTCGAGCGCACCACGCTGTTCACCGACAAGCACTTCATCCGACAGATCACGTCGGGCAAGTCGGCGCAGTTCCCGCTGATCGGTAAGG